ACCTATGTTCAAAGTCAATTAGGTGATGAAATAGAAAACACCAATGACTTGACCGATGCGTCAGCCGAAGGACTAAAGAACTTGACCGATGAGATATACTCGTTTTCGGGTGCTCGTGAAGAGTTGTTCTTTGGTGGTAAATATGGGAACGTAACCGGCTCTCTTTACAAAACAGTAGTGAAACAAGGGGTCGGCACTTTATACCATAAGAACGAGGTCATAATGACGACGAACTTCCACGGCTTCTTTAACGAGAAAGAAGCGGCGGAGAGAATAACAAGAATAGTAACAGATGTCTTAGCGGCATAGTAATAGTAATAGGTGAAGTAAATGCGAACAGTGGATAGACGATTAACATTTTGGATGGCTGGCTATTACGACGACTTCATCGGTGCTCGTGCACTCCCCGATGACCTAAACATACAGGGAACTACATGGTCCTCAGCAAAGAGTCATCACGGCAACCCGCTCAACGGCTGGGCCAATCTAAACACACGCTACACCTACGCATGGTGTGAGCGAGGCGACGGTGCCAGCGGCAGGTTCAACAATGCCGCCACAGCCACAGCCGACCAATACAAGCATAACGGCGGTATCAACGAGTGGTTGGCATACGACCAAAACCGACGCAACGCCGGAACATACGAGGGAACTGCTCAACTGCAATATCCCGACTCATTAACAAATGCGAACCGCCAGCGATTCGACGGCGGAACAGGCATCCTCGGAGAAGCATACAAAGCCGCCGATGCCAAAGACGCATACCTCCTATTCTCATACGGCTACAACACAGCCAGCCGTTATTACTCCGCTATCGGGACCAACGACAGTTCCTACGGTAGAGCAACTTCAAAGACTCCCGACTACGACGGCGGTTCAACAAGCACCCTCGACGCTATCGCTGGAATACCTACTGGTGTATCAGCACCAACTACCGTCGTAAGAACTCACCTCGCAGGTGTGTATTCGGGAGAGGTTTTGTTTAACAATGCCTACACCAATAGTAACCCAAAGGCATACCTTTACCCTATTGAATCTCCCGCTGGCAAACCATTCTTGGTAAGCGAGGTCTACATGACCTCGGCCAGTTACGCACCAGTTCTCTCATTCGACGGTAGCCTTAACTCAAAAGGCGACGGAGACATATTTACTATGCGTATGCACGCATGTGCTGTCGATACCTCAGCCGCCCGATTCAAATTGAGTATTGGTTGCGAGGGAACTGCGTTCACCAGTGCCGCATCCGGTGATACTGGATATTCACGCGCCGCAATAGAATTAGAGATTACTCCTGTGGCATACCAAGAAACCGACTCGACATCATATGCCAGTCCACCTACGGTTGCTTCTCTTTGGGATGACTACGACTTTGTAATTGACTATACAAATAATCGCTACACTCTCTACAAAAACGGCACTGCCGTAGTAACAAACCAAACCATGACTACAAAGGCTGACGGAACCAACTTCACAGCCGCCGACATGTATGGTTGGATGATACAGGCTCATAGTTGCTCTAAGAAGGCCGCTGTGCTCATTGACCGTGTGGGGCTGGTAAGACCCCTTAACGACTATCCAAGCGGCTTAGAGATGCCTCCAGCGGTCTCTATGGCATACAACACCTCTGTGAACGCTGTGTCTACTCTAAATCTCACATTGATTGATGATGACGCACAGTTGAGCCTAATTGAGTTCTTCAATGCCTCATCATATGCTGATTGGTCCCTCCTAATGTTCCGAGATAACATTGACCGACCACTATGGCGAGGGGCAATCAACTCTCTCAATTATTCTATGGGAGCAGTAGAGCGCACTCCGACAATCAAGTTAAGTGCACAGGACTACTTCTCATCACTCGACCAGCAAATCCCCACATGGGAACTTGGTGATTCGGGAGATGCTGACAGCACAGCGAGCGTTGCATATAACCGTAGCGAAGCACAGAACAACCTCAACACCTACTACTTCGGAGCATCACGTTTGGTTTCATCCAATGCTACCCTCGGATTCAATGAAGTAGATGACGGGTCCGGCGTGTTCCTCGCACATAAAGACTCTCGAATGCGAAACCGTTCAGCACATCCTATTCAAATGTATGGCGGCGAAGACACACTCATTGGACCCAATACTCCCTATGCCAATTGGGATGACGCGTGTGATGACGGAACAGCAACGGCATCAGCGCAGTATCGAGCACTCCAGTCTCGATGGATGTTGGATTTCAAGAACTCTCAGTGGTTCAAACACATGTTTGGTCGCATAGATAGTAGCGGTGGGGTGCAGACTACACTCGCGTCGGCATTCAGTGTTGGCGATACTCAAATTGACTTGGTAGGTTACTGCGGCGGTTTAGTAAGTGGCGGTAGTATTGAAATCATTGATGCCGACGGAACAATTGACTCCGGCGTAGTGAACAGTGCAACCGCTACTACCTCTACTGCAATAGTGGCGATAGATTGGATTGTTAATGGGTTCAGCACTACCTATGGAACTCATCAGCCCTACACATGGTTCCCCGTAGTGTATATCGCCGCATCAGCATGGAACTCAAGCACTATGACCGACCAAACAATGACAATCACTGGTTGCTCAAATGCCAATCTAAACGGAGAGTGGAAACCACAGGCTATGTATGCCGATACCTCCACCACATACCCCGCTACTGCCGCATCCACCAGCCATACTTCTCTCGTAACAAGAAACGGAGTTCCGTGTCTCCGACTTATTCTAAAGCCAAGAGGAGCGAGACATTCTCCATACAAATACGACCTTTTTCACTTTACAAACATTACGACTAAGCAAACAGTCTTAACAGGATTAGTCTATACTACAAATCCAACTGCCCTTAGTGATGTCGCCGCCGCGCCTATGTTCGGTGTGGGGCAGGTCATAGCAACCGAAGCGACGGGTGGGACTTTACAGATGCTCGGCACTACGGCAGTTGCGCCAGCGACCAACTTCTTTCAAAGAGACCACGACAGCGGCTCTACTGTTAGAATAAGGGAACTTCTTGATGACTACAAGCATGTTTGGGTTATGTGGGCTGACATGAGGAATGATGGCTCGGCTAATGCTGACTTAGGATTCCGTAAAAAGAACTTCGGATTGATGGCACCATACTCACAGAACTACGCAGTATCTATGGTCCTCGCTGACTCTACGGTCTCAAATGATTCCGAAAGACAAGAGTTTGTTGATTTGGCGATAGGAACTGATGTGGACCTGTGGCAAATGGATGCGACCCAAGACCCAATCACAGGCAACACTTGGTCCTCCGTCAACTCCGACTCATTTACACCCGACTCATTTACTGGTTCCGACGATAACCGATACAAGAACTGGGAGGGTAAAGGGGGGTCATTTCTCTTTGTTGATACATCTAAGTTCTTCAATCTCAACACTGAATCAAACGGAGGTAGCACATTTCAAACATCCGGTGGTAGAAAGGAGATTGGCGACTACCTCGTAGAGACAGAAGGGTTTCCTATACTCATTGACAACTATTGGGAGAGGGCACCTACTGGGCCTTACAATCTCGACAGTGCCGATTCAGCAAATTGGAATAGTAATTACAAGCACTTTAACAGCCGAAGCACTACTCTACTTGTCGGCTTTGAAAGTGGAGACAGGTTGCTACAATTGACTGACGACATTATTAACTTTCCCTCCAGTGGAGCAGTAGCAGGTTCTATAACCAGTCAAAGCAAAGAGAAGATATTTCACTTCAACGCAACGAGTCAACCTGCCGCAGTTACAGGCATGGCTATTGCGCCCTACGGTCAAGGAATATGCAAAATAACGGGTAGTAGTGATATTATCAAATACTTTAGGGCAGGACAGCAAATTACAATTTCAAGTTCAAATACAACTCCTAATGTAGATGGCACATACACTATTACCGCTGACAACGGAACTGTTACAACTGCCGGTTGGGAACTTAGATTCGCAATTGACCCTTCAACTACAATGTCAAGCGGCGGAACAGGAACAATTATCGGTGCCGGAGCAACATACATAGTCGATTGTATGGCTGACTTAGGGGTGGCAGTAGAAGGAACTACTGCGGTTGGTGAGTGGAACGGTGCTGGTTATGGAACTGGTATCAATGACGCTGAGTATTTAGTTCAAGACGGAGGCTCGCCGTTTTCAGCACATACCTTTATTGACATCCCTATTGATGAAGACGCAACAAATGCTTACGAGGATGCGACAGTGCATGTCGGCCTCGCTAATGTATTCCCTATGCGCTTGATGATGCAGGTTGACGGCTTCATTGAGAATGAAGCGAGCCTCACCTTCAATGAAAGCGACAAGTTCCGTGTTACATGGCTCGACTCACTCACACAGAATTGGTTGACCCAAGCATCTCTCTACGGAATACCTTCTCTCGCATCTATTCCTGTGATGGGCAACATGACTAATACTCAAAACGACGCTTCGACTGGTGGAACAAACTCGATTATCGCAACCTCAAGCCACACTCAAGGCGACGGAACAGTAATAGTTCTCGGTAATATCGCAGGGGAGCGGCTCGACGGAAACCTCGCTAATGGTGATATTGTTGAAATTGTCAACAATTCTCAACTAAGCCTCGCGGCTGATAACTACAAGACGAGATATGTTGTCTCCGATGTTGGGGGGAGTGGTCCGTATAACTTTAGAGTAACTGCCGCAGGTAAAAGTGCGACAGCCAATGCAGGTTATTGGCGTAAGGTAGGGTCGGTAGATACATTCGGCTCCGTTAATGATTGCCGCAACACTACTATTGCCAACATATTCTCTTCTACTCAAAGCGGTAGTGGCATAGGACACACTGACGGAACTCGCTCGGTTATGTCTTGGCTCATGGGTCGAGACTCACAGCCGTCATTCCGACCTACATACGGCAACGGTTTCGTGTTTAACACTACCAACCTAAAAGTCTCCAACTTGAATACCGAATCCGGTGGGCAAATCTCCAATGTTCGCCTATTCTACAACGGCGGAACATCATTCGTTGATTATCCGGCGGCTACGCTTGGAACTCGCCCTCGTTGGGACATCATTCATGTGGATTCGGTGCAATCAAAAAATGAAGCACTGATTGTAGCGAAACAAGAGTATGAGAAGAACAAGGCCGCACCATTTGCAGTTACAGCCGAGATTATTCGATTCAGCGATAGTCATACTCTCAACGGACTCAACGATACCATGCTATACAACGCTCGCTACGGATATGTAGCCGACCAATCTCGAACAATCCCCCGAACATGCACTTTAGCAGGGTCCTATACTGATGATAAAGCATGGGCTTGGGCTTCTCTTTGGGGTGGCAACTTGTTTAGTGGTATTCAAAATGCACTTGATGGTCGAGATGGTGCTACTCCAAGTAATACTGACGAGCAGGGCACTCTCGCATACTCGGCAAATTATTATTGGTATGGTGCTAATTCACTGTCCTACGCTATGCAGGTAGTCCATGTTCCTCAAGGCATGCCAAAGACTACAATGAAAACACCAGCCGGCGGAATCCCAACAAAGAATAATGCCGACGGACACTTGAGAATAGCAATTGATATTGACGACAGATGGGGCGCATTTCAAGACCCGAACCTCGCTTTGTTCCGAATATACTTATTGGATTACGATTGGGCCGTCTTAAACACTGGTGGATTTGACGGCACCTTAAGAAGCAGTAGTTCAATTACCGTTTCATCGAATGGTTTCTATGAGATAGGCATTCCTTCTACTTATTGGAGCGACCAAGTAGGTAATGAAAAAATGGTTATTTCAGTGAACTACGATTACTTGACCTCTCTCCTACGCAACCGTTGCGGCGGTAGCAACACTCATCTAAATGCACATAATTGGGCTGGAGTTACATACACTGCTGGATTTAATACCGATAGTATTTTCCCTCTCGGTGTTCGTAAGTTCGGACAGGCTGATTACTGGAACAAGAATGCTGAATGGTATGCTCCTCGCCTCCACATTGTCGATGATTGGAACTTCGTGCCAGCAACTACGTTGACATACACTGACGCTCAAATGGGATTGAGTAGTGAAAAATTAAGTATTCGTAATATCAATTGGTCTATTGACGGCCGAAACAGTGAGAGTCTATCAATAGGACTTGAAAGAGATGTGTCGAGAGCGGCAAAGAACTTCACCTCATATATTCTACCAAAGGTAGCACGAGGCGGCGTTCAGTCATCCGGTCAAGGTAATACTGGTGGCGGCGGTGATAGTGTAGCACCACAGACTCCTCCATCGGGAGGTAGCACTACTGGTGGTCGAGGTGGCGATAACGCAGGTAATCCTCAAGGCGGAGGATGGCAGGACTGGGGTGGTTGGGGCGACGGTGGCCCTGCTCAAACAAGCAGTTCTCAACTCAATCCAATTACAAATCCAAATCGTATCTCTCGACCCGACGGACTAAGCACTTCAATAACCGGAGTGCATACCCTATCGTCATCGGCATTAGGCAATACTACCCTTAATCGTGTCAAGGGAACTATGGACTTTAACAATGACAGTGTTACCGGTGGTTCATTCGGAGTCCTCGGTCAAACAAAACCGGCGGCGGCTCCGAGAGATGGCAACGGTATATCCGGCATTGACTCGTTTATCTCCCCTACATCGGGAGATGCAATCATGGGTGAAGACGGTATGGTCTTTGCTGGTGCCGGAGATTGGGTCTCGCCCCCTACATCCTTCACTGCTACTGCTCGAATCCCACCCAACGCTCAATCGAACAGCATTAGAGTATTTGGTAGAGCCAGTATGGGTGCCGCCTCCGGCAGTGCAGTTCTACTGGTGAGCGTTGAATGTGTAGAGACTGGTGCAACACACACCAACACTGTAACGGTAGAACAAATTGAACGTGGTAATGTCGTTTTGTTTAGTGGTAGTGTGCTCGGTGCTAATGTATCAAACAATACTATCAAGGTAACAGTAGAGCGGAACGCAGGTCAAGGTGATGACAACGCATCTCACGCCTCGGTCGAGTTACATAACATACAGATTGCTACCGATAACCGCTCAGTAGCAGGTAAATCGCAATCGAACTCGTTCAGTTATTCGGAGTAATTTAAATGCTCAACGATATGACAATACAAATTATCGAGAGTCATTCCGAACTTGAAGAGTTATGGGGTTCTACCTTATTGACAGCATCCGAAAAAGGCTACCCTATACTGTTCGATGATATGAAGTATTGGGTTCTTTCTGTTGGGGATGAGGCAGTGGCACACACTGCTTCTCTCTCTTTAGGACACTGCATTTTCGTTGGCAACACTTATGTTCGTAAGTCTTGGAGAAGTAAAGGTTTGCATAAGCATCTACTCCGTGAAAGAAACGATACTCTCGGAGATGTCCCCAAAATTACCATTCTTAATCCAATACAGGGTATAGAGATGCCGCAACTTGAATCGGTAGTGTCTTCTCTTGGCTACACTAAAGTGAATTACTTCGAGGATGTAGAAGAGTGTATGGATGAATGGTTGTATGAGGACATATGCCATCATAATGTGTGGAGACTTGACTAAGAACGGTCGGGTTGGTCGAGGTATCTATCCCTAAGAGATAGGATAGCCTTTGCTCTCTTTCTACCTATGCCGTCAATCTCCATAAGCATACGCTGACTTGTTCTTGAACGTAGTATTCGAGGAATAGAACCGAAGTGTGTGAGTAAATCATGCGCCGCTCTTTCGGACACTCCTTCGATAGACGAGAGAACTGCCACTCTTGGGTCCACATTACGATTGCTCTTTCTTTGAATCTCTTTGGGTTCAGCAGTGGTAATTTTACGGATTCTTAGACCGTGGTGCATAGCGTTTAGCCAGTCGACAAACTCATCCATGCTGGATAACTCCATGTATTGAATGTTGGGGAATTGAATAGCAAAGTTCTGTTTGAACTTTTTGATGACAGCGTGCATTTTTTTCATCTCCCTCGCAATTGCGGCACGCCCTCCATTACGCACATACGGTTTCAACTTGGTATTGTAGACTACGAGCATAGGTCGCTCGAAGTTCTCGTTGAGGTCATGTAATTGACCGACAATAGTGCGGCTTCTACCATGTCCCATGATTGAGTGGTAGAGGTCATTTATCTCTTTGGCCTCTATGCCAATCTCACCGATGATATAGTCGGCTGAAATCAGTCTTTTGACCTTGACATGTTCGCCCATAGCGACAAGTAGTTTATGTTTTAGAAGGTCGTTTTCTCGGTCGTCTACTACCAGCATTGTATAAGCGTTGCGGCTAACTCTTTAAGAGGACTGCGGCGATTCGGGAACTTCGGCGGTCCCATCATAACGCCAACATTTAGATGCACACATACCTCTCGCTACAAACCAAGCACATGAGGGAACTCTGCGGTATTTCATGGTGCTTTTGATTCCCTTTCTTGAGTTGGTCGCATTCCAGTTGGACCAGTTAAGACCTTTGATGTAGTCAAAAATCTCATCCTCAATTGCCAACCTTTGTTCCTTAGTCAAAGCGTCGGGGTCGGCAAAATCTCGCAGTGTATCAGCCATATGTTGCACGAGTGCGACACGCACATGGTGATTAGGCTTGTTCTCGTGCACTGCACGGGCCAAACAGGGCATCAAAGGCACCGACCCAGCAGTGAGCACATCCGAGTCCAGACAGACGCCTTCTGTGAAGTTGTAGTCTTCTTGTTCGGGAGCGTAATTTTTTGCCCAATTTATGAAATCAAAGCCATTATCTGTTGCTTCGCCAAAAGGATGCAGTGTTCTCGACATTATAGAAGGGGATTTAGGGATTACGAAATTGTCGAAGTCTTTGGCGAACTCTCTACCGTCTATAACCACACACCAGCGACCACGCTTAGGATTGAATGTGTTTGGAATACGAGTCATTTTTTCGGGGAACCCTACTCCATCAAGAGTAACGAGTCCCTTTGCCTTTCTTCGCTGGTAGTGTTCTAATGTTAAGCGGAACTCCGGTCCACAGACTGAATCGTTGAAGAGTTGGTGCACATGAAAACCTCTACCGGTGGCAACGACACGTATGTCCCCCTCCAAGCGGCGGATGAGTTCAGCCACATCCCGCTTGACAAGTTCAATTCCGCCTCGCTCTCCCGCATCAAAGTCCCACCATGCTCTATCTATTTCAGCGTATCTGTAATCGGGTTTGCCGTCGTCATTCATTTTATTAAACGAGTATAGGCTGGTGTAGCACGATGTTTTCGAGCGCATTTTGTCGAGATAATGTTTGTATTGATACTGCTTGGTGATTACCGCACGCTTCAAACCTATCTCTCTCGGAAAAGAGAGGAGGGTCAAACATGACCCCTCCACTTATGTCCACAGCCATTACAGGTATGAACAATAAGCATTTTCTGTTCTCCGCCAATTTGCCCAGTAACAAGCATCATAGCATCAGTCTCAAAGTCTTTATCCCCACATTCGGGGCACTGTATTTTAGTCTCCATGTTATCACCATTCCTCATCGGCACTATATAAGACCGTTGGGTCTTCATCAATACCCATCAATTGAGACTCACAGGACATATTGAACTCACACCACTCCGAACAGAAGTAATCGTTCCATTTTATGTCCCATATTGAGTTGCTAATGCCCTCGAAAGTCTTGTCGAGAGACCTGTGCATAGCCGTTACAGAACGCTTTTGCACCTTCTCTAAAACAGCCATGCCTTGAAGGTCGCCAAGCCACACCTCGGTGTTCTTTTTGCCGTCAAGTTCGTGAAACAACTTAGTGTTGGTTGCTTCGGGGAATAGGTAGTAGAAGTAGACTGCTTCATCCCAACCCAACAGGGCCAGCATGTAGCGGTAGTAGCATAGTTCCTTACGGGTCTTACTCAATTTGCCGGAGGTTGCTTTACCTGTCTTCAATTCAGTGATAACAAGGCCACCGTCGGGGTGCCTATGCACTCCGTCAATCATACCTACGAGAATAAAATTATTGTCCGGTGCCTTGATAGTGTGCTTGACCTCGAACTCTTCGGGAGCAAATGATTCAGTCCCCCAGCGACGCAACCTCTCCTCTTCAAGTTGAGCGAGAGCCTCAACAGAACCAGTATAGATTTGTTTTTGCATCTCATCCCACTCCAAATGCGGTTCGTGGGTGGATTTATCCTCCCAGTCCTTCATCATCAAAGTAGGGAATGTCTTTTCAGTAGTAGCATCCCAATTACCATAGAGATTTTCCAGAGCACGATGAACCGCAGTCCCATGAACCATGAAATGATTACGTGGACCTCGTATCTCGGCTACATTACCCCACCAATACTTACGAGGGCAACCTAAGTAGGTCATAAATGCCGACTTAGATAGTCGAACCGGCCAGTTATTATTAGCCGCTTTGAATGGATTAGCGTGCCCGTGTTCGGGGCCGTGGATTTCAAACCACTCTTTGCTGTATTTACTCGGACTTTGGTGCATCCTTCTTCGCCTCTACTTTCTTAGGCTTTGTAGCCTTCTTTGTAGGGGCAGGGAATGCTTCGTAAGTCGAAGCATCGGCGTCAACGCCGACCAATGCGTGAGTGTCAAGTCCGAGTTCAAGTGCCTTCATGCGAGAGAGGACTGTTGCATCTACTGCGACATATACATCTCTTTTACCGTGAAGTTCAATAGCCTTAGCGACCAATTCTTCATCCATACTTGTTAACAATACTCGTGCCATATTTATTCCACGCCCCGTCTGTGTTTTAATCATTCTTCTTCATTTAAGTCCAAATCGCTACCGCAGTGAGGACAATGTGTTGGTTCGGGCACACCTTCTAATTTAGGGTGCTGTAATTCACTGCCACAGGAGGGGCATGTGATTGTTTGTAGTAAGTCCATGTGAACAAGGATGCCCGAAAGGACACCCATAATCTGTGCAATATCGTTTGATAGAGCATGTGCGAGACTATTGAGTGATGAACCAATGTTATGCACTGCTTCTGTAAGTTCTTTCGTTGTCATTTTGCGAGGTGTCCGTTCTTCGGTCATATTACTCACTTTATCCACGCCACTATATAAGTTATACCCACTGAACAGCACCCAATCCTCGATGAGCGTTGTTTAATTCAATAGTGGACCATCCTACAAGGTCATAGATACTCGATGCCTTATTGACAATGAACTTCTCGGTCATCTCCGACCAATCAATCTCGGTAGTCCCCACCAAATCCTGTATGTCATCAAAGGCTATATGTTGGCCCTTAATATCCACAGCAGTCAAAAATGATTCATTGACTTTGTAATTCTTATTGAGGGTTTTCTTAGCCCAATATGCACCTGCCGATGCGCCGGACAAGACCTTGTATTCACTCAATCGCTTCTTTAATTTACCAACCATCAACAAGTCCTCACCAAGTTCTCCGGCCAAACCTTTGCTTATCAATTGACTCAAGTCCTCATCCACTTCATCCCGTGATTTTCCGTCAAGAATAGCACGGAGAGTGGAGTCCATAGCGGATTTCATAGCCTTTGGCATTCGAGCCTGTATTAGTTCAAGTCCCTTGTAGTAGTAGTCCGGCTCATGGTATTCGCCATCAGTCCATGTAACTTTACCGGCATAGCGATTCTTAGCCTTGAGAACCATAGACTCACACCACTTCTCGAACTCGGTCTCGATAGGTGCCATAGACTTGTTGATTTCAATTACCAACTTCATGCCTTCTTCGGGAGAGGGCACTTCACAGAAAATTGAATCAGTGTGTCCGTATCGAACAGGATAACCTCGCTCGTTGCATTCATCCCGTAATCGGAACAGCGTTTGGCGAGAGGTGAATGTGATAGCGGCGGCTATATCGGGGTGATACATGCCGTATTTAGAATCGCCACATATCCCATAGAGGGATGCGACCATAGACTTCGTAGCAAATTGCGCTCCATCCCACTTCTTGTAGGCGATTTCATCACCAGTGGCACGAGCCTCCTTCATCAAAGCCTTGTATTCATTACGTTTGATTGTTAATTTATCCATAGTGCGGCCCAGTAAGCCTTCTCTTTGAGTGAACTTGATACCGTTGCCGCAATCCACCCCGTCTTCACTAAGGTTGGTCCAGCATATCCGATGTAATTTTACATTACTGTGATACATGGCCTTAATATCCATGATAGCCATGTTCTCATAACGGTCCGGCTCCGGTTCTTGAATGTCGGCCCCTGCATACTCCTTCTTCTCAAATTGAGGTGAGTCGGGAATGCGTAAGTCAAACTCATTGTCTTGGAGGAATAGGCTCGTGCTCATAGCGGTGATGAGAGGAGTAATGCCGAGTTGACATTGAACCACATGTTGCATAGAAGTATAGTAGCCTGTTGCATTCACTGCTTCATCAAGCCGAGGTAGTAGCCTCACATCCTGTCGGTTGTAATCGAGATACTTTACGGGGTCGGAGTAGTATGTGTCGTGTCCGTCGGGCAACTCTACTTTGCGCTCTTGTAGCACATGCCAAGCAATATCATCTAATTTTTGACTCGCTAATTGTCCGTTCTTTAGAGTCCATAATGTTTTAAATCCAATCATCAAATCAAAACATAACCTACCTGCAATCGGTTGGGACCAATGCTTATCGCTCCAGTTGTATTTGAAGTCATGTCGGTTGTATGGGGATAGACTCTTTGGGTCTAATCCCACTGCTCTCATACGGTCGCATATTTGTTTAATGTCGGCGTCAACCACATACCAACCGGCTATAATATCGGGGTCTTGTTTTGCCATATGTGCGGCAAAATCAGCGAGCAATTGACGTTCATTAGCAAACGCCTTAATTGGAGTATCATAATCATATTCTTCGAGAGATTTGTAGACGCCGGCCTTTATGTCGGGGTGATGAACCCAAGAATAAAGTCTACCTGTGTAGGAGTCCTGCACCGACAACATGGTTATTTCACCGGAGGTGGTTTTCCATTCACCATCGAGATACCAAATACGGTGCTGGTAGTTCGGGATGGGGTCTTCGCCCTTTTCGAGTCGGTCAATCAACACTTGGTTGGGGAATGTTACATTCGCCTCCCATGTCTCTTTTCCTTTAGCCCATAAGCGTCGGTCATACTCGGTGCGAAAATACACCTTGTTTAACTTTTGACCGTATAGTCCCTCGAATCCTTCTTGGATTTTAACCAGTCCGTAGGTATCACCTACATTGTTTGAAAAACAATAGGGGTATGCCATGACCTTTAGGTCTTGACGCTCAAGTGTTTCGGGGTCTCTACTCCGTATGCGTATATCTCTACCGCCAACCTGTGTTACTATCATGCTTTATCATTTATCGTCGGCACTACTTAAACCAGCCCTATAACCCCGACCTCTTGTTTCGATGTCGTGGCGTCTTAGCCAGTTTTGAATAGTCATTGGAGTAACTGCACACATGTCGGCTATTGCCGCCATAGAATATCCTTTGTCCACATAGTGCTCACGCAACCAATGCGGGTCTCGGTAGTCATCCCGTAGGGACTTGAGAGTTAAGCATAATTTAAACACTGATTTGCACTTGATGCACGCAATCATCTGTTCTCGTATCTCGCCTACTTCTACCATAGGTTGCACTTCATTCACTATTTGTTCTTTATTACAATTATAACATTTCATTCTCATTTTTTTCACCTTTTTTGTATTCTCTTTTTCCTCGAACAACACGATATTGCACCATACCACGAGCGATAAACACTCTAAATAGTGTGCCTATCCGTTGGTTGGTGATAACCATAGCCGAGGTTCCCCTCGCATCATGCTCTAAGCACATTTGGCAAATCTGTTCTGTTGTATACCACTCATTTTCTTTCATTTCATAATACCAAATAAGAGACAATAGCATTCTCATACGCCTACGTCTTTTCGAGCCTCTATAAATCCAGCGGTTTAATTGAGGATGTTCACATGCCTCCTCCACTTGGCCGATAGTGAAGCCTGTTATACTGTCTCTTCTACCCTTCTTAAAGCCATTACCATTATTACCGGTTTTACCAGTGTCAAATAGAGACATTACAATACCCCTGCTTGGAATACCCAGTCTCCATTATCCATAGTGAGCAATAGGCGAGTTCCCTGTGCATACTCACTAAAGTCCATGAATGATAATTTGATAGCGTTTGAGTAGTGCTTGACAATATGCTCAAGACCTCCTTCAAACGTAGCCTCGAAGTCCTTACTGGTGTGTGGTCCGAAGTCAATAGTTGTTTGGCCCTTAAAAGCATCACCAACGGAGAGTAATAGTGAACCATTATCTACCTTGAAGGTGTAGCGGTTTAACTTTTGTCCGTTGATACCGTCGCATTTAAGTGCATCATATAGTTCATTGGCACCAAGTTCGGCAACAAAGAAAGGAGTAATTACATCCCCATCCCCTGTCTTGTAGACATTCCCCTTTATTTGATGGGAACGCTCAAGTGCCTTATTATGCCACTCTTTGAGTGTGTCTTGGCTATTGGCGAATGCTTTGGAATCGAAGCCCCCAACAAGGGTAGTCTGTTTGTTTGTTGACTTAACTACCACTTTGCCAGTGTCGGACTTGTAAAGTAGAGTAACATAATCACCGTGGTATTTTAGAACACCCAGCATTCTTTCTATGTCGGGAACTGGTATAGTGGCAGTTAACTCCGAATCAGTGAGTATAGAAAAACGAGAGAGGGAGGTTTTGCCATCCTTGACAATTGATGTAGTAGACAATACTTTGTCATTCAAAGTAAGGATGCACCCAGCAACCTGCTTCTGTGCTTTACCATTGATGTGTTGCTCCCTGCTTGTAGCGGAGAGTAATTGAATAAGTGCTTTGCACCCTACCTTAACCCCGCTCACCGTCGAGCACCTCCGACATAATGGATGAACTCGGAGGCTGGTGCATCATACTTCTCTTGTAGTTCTTGAACTGCGGCAAAGAGAGCACCCAAATTGGGTATCTCATCAATGATGCTTTCAAGGTCAGCAATCCTTGAGCGTAGACGGGTTAATTCTTTACCCATCTCAAACAACTTAGCCTCAAACGCCATTAGTCCCACCCGAAAGGTAGTCCATTCCAAGCCACTTTGCTATTGACAACACTCATCAAGTCATATTGTTTGCCCAAGTGTTCCATGTTGCGGCCTTTCATCTCATTAACCGTAGCACGGATAACAAAGTCATCCTCACCCAATTTTTTGTCAGCCTCAACACCTGCGGTCTTGTCGCCTTTCTTGGTGTATCGACGTAGTAAAATCTGTTGGCTCACGAAACGCTGTGTGCCGTCAACCCAATCAACAATCTCGCCAATTTTCATCATGGCTTTAGTGCCGTTGCCGATGTCCATAAATTGCTTCTTGTCTTTCAAGTGAAAGGTAAAGAAAATGTAAGGGATAGGGAGAGCAGTCAACCTGTTGAGAACGCTCTTGAACACACGGTTGCGCTCACGCCATTCTTTCTGATTGAAGTTATCACTCTCGTCTTTGATGACACCACGCTCAAGTAGGCGTTCAGTCATAACAAACTCACACCACTTAAGGAATGTAGAGCCGCCATCCATAACTACTGCACCAATCTCGGAGTGATTCTCACCTAAGTAGGCAGTGAACCATTCCAACTTCTTGACTACTGCGAGCCAATCGGTAGTGTTGTCATCATTCCACATAGCGTCATCCATCTCATCAATCATAGGGATGACACGGATATTCTCAGCACCCTCAACTTTGGTAGAGAGTAGGTAATCAACTGTATTCTGTGCGGAGTTGTCGCAATCGAGGACAATAATTTGCTTGTCCGTGTGCTTGAGTGCGAGGTCAAGAGATAGACCAGTCTTTGCTGTGTTCTCTTTGCCAACAAGTGCCATGCGAATAGGAGCATGAGTATCACGCTTTTGTTCAAACAACTCACGGTAGTAATCGGCCCCGTAGGTAGCACCCGCTTTCGCAGGTGCCGCCTCGGTCTTAGACTGTGCCCAAGCCATCAGTCCCACCCCTCAACATCAGTAGTGGAGGTTTCGGAGGAACCAAGAGATTCGGCGCAATACCAACCAGTAGTTACAAGACGTGCTTCATCATCACGGCTCATGTATGGTTGACCTATCACCATGAGAGTCGAGCCGACCGAGAAGTCAACAAGAGATTCTTGGGAGGCAGGGACATAAATGTCCGTAGTGCCAGCCATACTCATAATATCAAGGTCGCCAACAGTCATAATGTAGCCACCGTTGTCTCGTGGGTCAATGTGAACCACTTCAACAACAACAGAAACGAGAGCATCCCACTTCTCTTTATCGGTGAGTCCACCAACAAAGGATTCGATGTCTTGTAGTCCACCTTCGAGTCGCTTGACACCATCATAGTTCATGGCATCGGGTGCGTCGGAGAAAATTGTTTGTAGTGAGTCATCCACTGTGAAAGCGGAGACACCTGCCTTTGCATAGGCAGTGTTACCGTTGCGAGCAGGTCGCATAGCGATAGTTCCTGCTACAAATGTTGGGTGGTCTACTTCGGCCAACGCACCAGTAAAGCGCATCGAGTAGATTTGAATATCCTTCTCACCTTGTTTGCGACCCAAGAACATACAGTTACGGTCCTTCTCACTCAATGGGCGAGGGTTGCCATACTTGAAGTTCTTATCGCCCGAAGGGAATGTAGGGCTGGCCTTGTCCCAAATCAAGTGAAAGTGTAATCCGTTGCCGGCATCATATGTATTCTTTGGGAGTTCCGAGATGTCAGTTGTAGTAACATCGGGGTCGAATGCTTCGCCACGAGCCAAAGACCCGTTGTATTTTTTGGTATATGTGCCGTCATTGTTGTCTTCATAGACTGTTGCCAATCCGTCTTCTACCATAGCATCCGCAATAGCGGAGTCGCCAATACTCTTAGCCGCTTTCTTGTATGCGAACTCGGCCCAGTCTTTGTATCGTGGTGCACTAAGGAACATTCCTTCAAAGAGAGTTGCGCCGGAACGCTTTAGTCGCTCTCCTTCGCTTTTCACTTGTCGCCCTGCAATTCTTAGTGCATTGATATTGCACTCTTCTTCTGTTTTCCCTGCATCCATCCATGCCGCTCGATTCTCGTCGAGCACGGAGTCCATTCGAGCACTAAGTGCGTCGAGTGTGCAGTTCACATTTTTGCTTATTCTTTCAATCATCTGTTGTATATCTACCATAGTAAAACCTCATATTTCCATCTGTCTCCGCCACTATATAACCCTACCTATTCAGCCAGTCTCCGGCAAAAGTCCCACATAACATAGTGGGCCTCGACACCACTCAACAAGTCCCTTTGGGCCTGTGTAGCGGCATCCACCAAGAGCAATTTGCTTTCGGGTTTAGCGGGGGAGTTTATGCCGTAATTGAACACGGCGTCTATTGTCTTTCGCAGGTTGGCCGGAGTGCCCATGCACTTCACTGCCTCTTCTACCTGCTTCTCTTTGATACAAAGCGAGAGGATTTTAGGCACGTCGACTTCGGGTTCGGATATTGAGAGTAAAAATTGTTGTCGGGTCTCCTCCGGCATAGTGTGGTATGCTTGAAGGGTATTGATAGCGTTTCGTAAGTCGCCTTTGTTGGCACCTATGATTTTGTCAAGGTCATCGTTGTTTGTAAAGAATCCCTCTCTACCGTCTACTTGGTGCAGTCGGTAAAACATCTCGCTATCACCTATGGGTTCAAAGGTTCTTACTTGACACCGAGATTGTAGCCACGGCGATAACTTAGTCAAGTCGTTGCAGGTGAGGATGAAGTAGCCTTGAGCACCTTCGATAACACCTTTCAGTGCCGACTGTGCCGCATCAGTAAGTTGGTCGGCTTCATCTAAAAAGAAAATTGTTTCCCATTGACCGAGCCGAGCCATCGGCCCTATCTCGTCTTCAATGAAATCAATACCACGCTGTCTTTTAGACGACGCATTATACATGTGAATGGTGTAGCCAAGTTGATTAGCCAGTATATGAGCGAGAGAGGTTTTGCCTGTTCCCGCTTCGGGAGAATAAAAAATGTAGTGTTGCATACCATTGTTGTCGGAAACAATACGGCGGAACTCATCTATCATGTGTTCCTGTCCGACAAAATCATCGAGAGTAGAAGGTCGATGCTTGGTAGCCCATACTTGTCTCATGCCTTAACATCAGTCTACGCCACTATATAACTCTACTCTTGTCGAGAGCATGAGATACATTGGCTTGATTCTTTAGGCATGATTCGAGTTCGACCACAGGTTTGACACTGTATTGCGACTTTACGTTCACTGGGAGTCATAACTGAAATAGGGCGAGTCAAAATTAAATCATCCTTAGTCTTGATTACTTGTCTGTCAATATCAAACAACATATGATGGGTGTTAATCCCAAGAGTCATCTCAACTTTTTGTTTGCCCACGATAACAACCTGCGGATTTTTTGACATGAGAGCACTAAGGCTGTGAGGAGAAGGGACATTTTTAACACCCTTGTATGTTTGTAGTAATTCCGCCACTTCTTCACGAGTTGCAGGTCCATACTCAAGGAGCAATTCTACTATTGCGCGTCGAACCCTCTTGTTATTATTGTTGCCCGACACACTTAAGGGTAAAAGCCGATGCTTTATTAGACTCACTCATTTTGTTGATTCATCCAAATAAGTGATTCGGAACGCATTGCTTGTTGTTCATGCTCCATTGTAGTCTTGACATCAAATTGATATGCTCCCCCGTAATCATATGATTCGGGGTCGAATAGAACAGGAATAATAATCATCAATAAGAATCCCAGTATGATAAGTAATCCACCGCCACCGTATTCCATGTTCACCACTCCGCTAATAATGTTGTTTCGTTATGAGGAATGGCATTGTAAATGTATGCCCAAGCACTGATACTGTTGCCGAGACTGTCGTTGACACTGATTCTTTTTCGTCGGTAGAGTCCTTGTTCTACGCCTTCGAGTCGGTCGAGTCGGTCGAGAGTTTCCTCACTGACACCATACGCCTCACCTTCTACTTCTAAGGACCCTACAACCATAGCAGGGAATAAACCTAAATCTAATAAGCCCCACTTAGGATTAGTCTTGAACTCCCCCAAGTAAAGGGAGTCTTCAAGAAAATAGTGGTTCGTATATCCTTGTTTTAGTGTTCCATAAACAAACACCGTATCTATTGCTTTTTGTTTCATCATCATACCCATTGTATTACATCCTGTTTTGTTTTGTTTAGACGAGCAGGTAGAGCGGCGGTATCATTGATACGCAACTCATTGGCTACTATCACATCATTATTTATGATAGTGCTTATGTGCTTGTCTGTTTGTCTAATACCTTTCGGCACTATATAGTCATTACTGGCCTTCTTAGAAGGCCATTTAAAATTGCGAATAGGACTGATGCCGTATGCAATAGCGGCACGAGTGTAATTGTCATGCAGGGTATAGCGACATCGAGCCAAGAGGCGACCGAGGTTGATGTCGTGAACATTAACCTTGATGAATGCGTTGGCTAAGGGGAGAGGGATAGGTCCGAGAGCGGTGTGTGCACGGTCTCGGTCGGCCCAGCATAAGGCGGCTCTCATTTTGCGAGAGAAGTCCGGCTTACTGGTCTTGATTGATTGGTCGAGGATGACACATTCTTCACTCGCCTTTGTTAATTTAGGCATTTTATCGGAGACTACAACAAGTCTAAAGGGAACTATTTTTGCCCAATAGAGCGCATCCTTTTCAGTGAACTTGTTAATGTGTAGAATGTAAGTAGTGTGTGGTAGGCTTGGGGAGACTGTGAGTTCGCCATACATAGCGAAGTAATTCCCAGTTCGGTATCGCTCATCGTCTTTGGTAAAAATTACTACGCCCATATCACATCAACTCCGTATCATTTGTCAAGGCCCAATCTAAAAATCGGCGCATTTGGTGGGGCGATAGGCCCCACACTTCGCGCACAGACTTTAGCGGGACTTGGTAGTCTGCAACATACAACTCATAACCATTACCTTTATTCACTAAGCGAATGCTTAAACCATCATCGGACATGGCTTGGGCGAGAGCGGGAAACTCACGCTCGTAAATAGGTCGGGTAAATAGCATGGTTGCACTTTTACTTCGCCATGATTTAATACTCATTCCTCTTCACCATCCAGCATCCAATCCCATTCACGCTTCATTCAATCACCTCGAACTCGGCATCATCATATGATACAGTCGGGGCTTGTATGGTTGCGAGTCGTAATTGTATTTGGTCGAGATAAAGAGGCTCGTTGCGTAGAACCTCAACAAGAATACCCATCATAGCATCTACCTTTCGGTCGGCCAATAGTAATTGGGAGTCAATGCCAATCTCACTCTTGAGTTGACCTACTAATTTCAAAAACCCTTGACCTTGAGATAATAACTTCGTTGCATCCCCAATCCATTCGGATGTCAAGCCTTCTGTAACCTTACGTTGTTCCAATTCATCGAGCCATGAGACAAGGCGTTGCACGAGGTTCTCGGCAACATTGAGTGTGCTTATAGACTCATCACGCATTTGTTCGATGTGTGATGCTTCGTTGGGGTCGTATTGCAGGTGCTCATCCATGTGAGTCATCACTGTGCCAACAGGCCATGAATACTTTGATTCAAGGAATGTGCTTGTCATCTCACCCCTGTGGATTTTTACTTCGACATCACGCTTGTTTGCCAATTGACATACAGCACAGTTGTTGTCTTCAATTACCCAACTTAGTGCTTCGGCGTGAGCGTGAGCATTGGTATTAGGTATGTTCGTAAGCAAATAATCTATGCGGTCTTGGATTTGTCGTCGGGTCTTCATCGTATCACACTCCATAACTTTATTTTGTAATGATAACCTCTCGCCACTTCGCCATCACCGAATTGATATTCACCTATATCGGGTTCGTGTGATGTGAACCTGTTGTCTCGGAGTAGGGCTTGAGATGCCGAGCGCACGCTTGTAGGACTGCGCTTTTGGCTGAATCCCGACTGTGCTATGTTATACATAAGTGTGCGGGATGTCATCTCGCCGTTGCGTAGTATCTGTTCTCGTGCTCGGTCGCACCATTGAGTGTATCTCGCCATTACTCCTCACCTACCAAAGAGTATTGCTTTACCGGATAAGTAGTGTATCGAGGATTGTCCTTTGAGTATGGATAAGCAACTTCTGTGTAGTCGGACTTAAATAATTTACTTCGGGCGAGTATTTGTTGCACCTGTGGTCTCGAAGGACTATCTCTAAGTAATTTACCTGTTACTGTATATCGACAACCATCATGTAGTTGTTCGGCAGTAGACGGTCCGTTTGCCTTGATGTATTCTACTGCGTCTTGAAGGAATCGCTTTTTACCTTTATTTATTTTCATTTTATTTCACCTGTTTTGCTTCAACTGCTTCGTAGGAGGCTTGGGGGTAGCCGATATAACACGACACTCCCTTACGGCCTCTACCTCCGCCCTTCGGCCTTTCTTCATTATACCACGCCTGTATATGTAGGTTGTCCTCAATCCATCGTTTAGCGGATTGATAATCACCATTCGTAATCATCCGTGCTACCTCTTTAATGAGGTTGGAGCGAGACATGGCTTGGTTCCAAAACGCCGTCTTGATGAGGCGCAGGTCGGAATCCATAACAGTTCGTCGCATATCTAAGCAACGGTCGAGGATGGAGCGTAATTGGTCTGTCATTTTGATGTGTAGTATGCCCCCACCTTTGTATTCGGGAGACATGATAGAGTAGCCGAGAGCCAAGCGTCGAAACAGGTCGGCCTCATGGCTACGCACTTCGGGCCGGAACAACCACTCATTGAACTCGTCATCGAAGCGTAGACCTGTGGGTGGATTCATAATGACATCCAACGCTCGGTCGGTAAAGAAGTTGCGTAGTTTATCGGCCATGCCGATGAGTTCCGCACGCTCACTCGGAGTCATGCTCGCTTGTTTGGCCTGTGCGACCTTGAATAACCGTTCCTTTTCGGGGTTCATTTCAATGTCAATGATGAAGAATCGTCGGTCAAGACCGGACTCCATCTCGAATCGAGCAGGTTGAGTGCCAGCCCATAACGTATATCGAGTAGTGTATTCTACCCATCCAGCACGCATAACCTTCTTGACTCTGCCGTTATCGGTAGAAGTGAGTAATTGATTCTTAATGTCGGTGCTGTGTTCCTTTTTTCCAGCATCAGTGATAGAGGAGAACTCCTCGAAACCGAGGAACCCTCCGCACATTTCACGAGCGAGTGGTCGGCCCATGATATTACCTTCTTCGTCAACGGAACCAAACATACCTGCTTCGGTAATTGAGTTCGGTCCGATGTCAGTTCTAAAGCCCATGCCGATTTCAGCATTAGCCACATTCGAGAGTAGCCCTGTTTTGGGGCTTAGGAACAACTGTATGAGCACGGATTTACCCGACCCTTTCATACCCCGCATCAGTATGTGAAGTCTCGTGTCAGCGACGTGAGACATAGGTGTATAGATTGGGTCTTTGTCGTGTCGTAGAATACAGGATTCAATCTCAAACCCTTCGTTGTCCTCGAAAGGAATGAAAGGGCAGGTGCCGCACTTGTTAAGTCCGTTGAATATGTGAGTGCCAATGGAACACAGGAATACTGGAACCTTGTCTTCGACATCAACATAGTGGTTGCGGTTCACATACTCGGCCATAGCATCAAATACATTCATGTAATCATCCCCATAGCACATTCGGTGCTTCTGTTTTTTGTTCGGCACTTTCGAGTAGTGCTTCAAGGTCTTTTCTTAGGCTTAGTGTTTCGGCCACTTGAGCCTTCGTCTTTTTGAGGGCACGATTGAATGCGTGCTTTGTTTGTTTATTACCCGATACTTGGTTTGCCCATCGGAAAAGAGTGAGAGCCGCTACCTCGTCAATGTCTCCCGATTCGGGGTCATGCCCACTGAAAAGAGTCAAGCAATTGGTGAAGCCCATAGCATTCGCAAAGTGAGGAAACATCCACGCGGGAGGGGTAAAGAACAAATCACCCTTTACTTTTTTTCCGGTGGCTGGCAAAGGTATCATTTTCTGTGAGGAATGCCAAAAGGCAATCGTTTCCTTTGGGTCATGTATTCTAAAAATATCTGTATTCAAAGAGTCATGTAGAGTTGTTGATGTCATATATGATAACCAACCCATAGACCCATACTTTTCGTAGAGGAATGAGAGAAGGTCTCGAACAGGTGGGTAGCAGTGAATCCATGTTGCCTGTGCTTCATCTAAGGGCATGATAGGTGTTTGGGGCCACTTGTTGATATTAACAATCAGTATGTCTTCGTAAAAGTAATATGCCCAGCCTACCTGCTCATAGTCCTTTGTTTGATTGAAAACCATTTGATTGATTAAGTGGGTGAGAATACGACCCGAAGGTTCAGTATCACCCAATAGTGATTTAATGGCTATGTGCGAAGCGCAACCGTATTCATTCTCGGAGTATATGAGCACTCCTCGTAGAGCATCCGGCCACTCTTCTCGTTGGTATATGTCTATGGTGTTATGTTTCTTCATCATCATTCTTCATCAATCCTTCTTCACTACTTAAGTGTTCCCTAATTAAGTTGGTTACTTCAATTCAATAAACTAAATTAAACCAAGACACTGCTCCCCGATTCGCATGTATTAAGTTAATTCGTATAAAGGATATTCAATAAAAAGGTTATAGTATAGTATAGTAATAGTATAGTATAGACCATATTAAAATAAATGTCTTTAACGTAATAACTTAATTAGAGCAATAGAGGTGCAGTATGCTGGTTCTTTTAAGTTGCTCAAAAAAAATTATTACAACTTAATTCCAAAACGCTTATATGCACCTCCGCAATCTATCGTGCAGTAATGTATCTAATTCACGAGTCATTAGATATGGCGACTCATTTACTTCGGGCGTTTTACCCATTTGCCACAGTTGTTCCTTCGATACTCCTACCGAGGCGACATCCATCATGTCTCTTAATTTGCTTTGTATGCTTAGACTTGTCTTTTTACAGGTCAGTGGTGGCATAACGCAGTATTTTTTGCCGGATGTATCGAGAGCACTAATGCTCATGTAGTAAGACGAGCCTATGTCTATGACTCTAAGCGTGTGTGTGCCTATACGTGAGAATAATGAGGCCCTTAGATGCGAGCCTTTAGAGTCAATATACACGCTTGGTCTATACTCCACCCCGAAACCGGAGTTCTCAAGCATCCGACCCACCTTTTCAATTTCACTTGATAGTGCATACTGGTCGAGGTTCCGAACTAAAGAAACCGTATTCTTCTTGTCGTGCTCAAGAATTAGATAGCGATTGTAATTAACCGCTTCATTAGCAAAGTCTTGAAACAATGCGAGCATTGACGGGGTAGTTATGTCCGGTGCGAATATATCATCCTCCACAGGCCCTCTTGGTAGAGGTTGCTTGGGATATAGTGAGTCGAGAAACGACCACATTACTAATCGCCCATGTAAATGAAAGGTTTCCCCTCCATCATTGAGTGTGAAGTATGGCTCTTGTATCATACGCCCCTGCCTATTGCGGGTGTAGGGGTATGTTCGCTCATACCGAATTGACTTCAAATCAATTACCGATAACATCCGCACCCCTCCATTTGATATAATCCTCCATGTTTATTTTCCATACAACCACGCTTCGAGTGCTAATGGTTGTATATGCTGTGCTTTTACCGGCCTTTTCAAGACCGCCGATGGCCCTTAACTTTGGGCCGATAGAATTGCGAGTGGGCAACCAACGCCTGTTAAGGTCGCTGTCGGCCAAGTGATTAAAAATCTCATATGATGACAAGCCTTCGGGGTTTGCTATCAGTAGTCGGGCTACGCTATCCGCTAAAATGTATGTATTACTCATATTATTCATCTCCGTGTTGCTCAAGGTGGGGTGGGTTCGACCATTACAGGAGAAACCAAGAGCAACTAAAACGGAGGCAACGCCACATTACGTGGGTTGATGAGGGCCGAAGCCCACCCCGTGTTGTAATTTACTCTTTGTTCACGCCACTATATAGCCTTATTGATTAGGCACCTCTTTTTCACCTGCTCGCTTCGCTTCGATTAACTCGATGCGCTCGATACAGGGGCCGCAAAGTCGGTCATACCGACGACCCGTTATATCCTGTTTCTCGAACAATAAAGGCACTGCTCGACTAAGTATAAACATTGCCTTTTCTTTGGAGTCTTTGACAACGCTACCCTGTATTTTTCCACCAATCCCGCATGTTTCGCACATACCTATGGCAAATGTTGAGCGTCTATTTTTCCTGTCGGTGTATGCACCAATCATTGTAAGCCCCCCTTCAAGTCTTCTTTAGCCAAATCTAAAGCCATGCCCCAGTAGGTAGCATTCTTCACTTGACGTTGATATTGAGTCTTCTTTCGCACATACTCGGCTTTCATCAACCTCAAGTTATGCTCGGAGAGTCTTTTCATTTTAGCGGCATACTTCGCTACCGCCTGTGGTTCTTTGTCGGGCGCAGTCCATAGCATGTCGCTCACTTTCATGTCATCTACCGTGAGCAGGTATTCTGTGTATGGTATCATTCACTCCCCTCCTTGAGTCCACTAAGAGTCTTTTCGAGCAACTTGTTCATAACAAACACATTCGCCGCTTCATACAGGCACTTGGTGCACAGTGCGAAGTTGCCAAACCAATTAGGTGTGGATTCGCAGTATGGATTGTTGCATACTCTTCGGCCTTCATTCATACTTAATCCACCCCCGAAGGTCTACTATGCTACATTCTTCGTCGGCATACACCCACTCGGCCAATTCCTCCATAACGACATGCTTATCCGCTTTGCGAAAGTATTCCATGAGTGCCTCTATTGCGGCCTCCTTCGTCATGTATTCGTCAAGGACTGCGTGCACCGTTGTCTCGTGGTATTCGGCATATCCAGCATTACTCATGTGGTTCATCTCCGTATAGGACATACATGAGGTTCGAGTGAAAACTCGCCCTCTCGCTATGTCGCAGGTCCTCAAGGTCCTGTTCTCGCTGTTCCTCCATAATGACATGCTGTGCATCCAATAAGGGTAGTGGTAGCGTTCCTTCGTTCTTAATCAAAACCCACCGTAGTAAGTCCTTCGCCGCTTCTAAAAGTTCTATATTCATTTTCAGTTGCCTCCATTTTGTATTGGGGGGTTGCCCCCATATATATTTTTCTGTGCTATCAATAGCCTCTTTGTTAATGTGTTTGCGAGTTCATCATGCCCAAGCATACGGATAATTTTTATCGCATCGAGGGCTATGTCTGTCGTTGTAGTGAGAGCCTGTGTAATCTCGTGGTATTCGGCATATCCAGCATTATTATTCATTTTCCCAATCACCTCCAACATATGTGTAACCCAAAGCCCGCCGTGCCCGTGCCGTGTCTATCGCTTCGGCGGTTTGCGCAACGAGTCCGTCAAGTCCTTCGGTGAGGTTCTCCATCATTCGTTGAAATCCAACTCTAAGTTCCCACCATTCGGGTGCACTTCGCCCCTTTGCCCATGTAGGGCGGGAGCCATCCTTGAACACCTTTGACTTGTAGTATTCTCGGTATGCGAGCACCTCTTTGCCATCATCACGCTTGAACTCGTCGGGCATAGCCATAGCGAAGGCAGTCTTCTTCGGCCATTCTTGATTTAACAAATGCCCAAAGGGGCCAGTAGTAGTTATGCCTCGCATGTGATAGTATATGCCTGTGTCTTTACGGTTCACGGCCATGTTGAGCATTTTATTGATAGGCTTACGACAAGCATGTTCTACTCGCCCTTCGCCGTATCGCATTTTGAACTCATCACATAGTGCCAGCCCATGTTGAGCGAGCCATAGAAAATTAGCCCAGTTATCGCCAGCCCATACTGTGCAGGGATGGTGCTTGTAGCCACCCTTGTAAGGTGTGCCCTTACTTGTAAGCGGCATGTCCTCCGACTCGAATCCGTTGCGAAGCAGGGCCGAAGCCATCATCTGTGCAGTCTCGACGCACATTTTACTGGCGTGTCTGTCGCACACCATTTGCGCCGCTCTTATGGGGTCGGTTGATAATGCGAATATGTTCATTGGCTCACCCCCCGTTCCTCGCCCCGAATCCGTGTCGCATGGTGCATGACCTCACGATACTTGGTCGGTGCTGGGTTGGGTGCTCGTCGCCCTATGTATTGGTAGGCAACCGCCAATTGTTCTCGTAGGAATGCGACCTCACTTAAGGCCACATTGAGATTAACAGTCATCCGCCGTAACTCGTCTTGGGCCTCACAGTTCGGGTCCATTTGACCCAAGTAGTTGTTCACTGTCTTCTGTAATTTCATTACTTCATCCCGTGTAAGCGGGGTATATTGCTCGTTTAAGTATTCACTATATTTTTTCATTCTAATTCCTCCGTAGAGATTTGTTGCCATGCAACGACATAAGGGTCGCCACCCCGCATTAGCAACTTGGTGTGGGTGTAATTGTTTTCGTTTGCCCATGCCACTACCTCTCGAAAGAGCATAGCAGTCTGTGCCATTGGGTGCAGGGTGCACTTGGCTTCGGGTGTTCCGTTGGGCGATTTGCGTTCTTCGACTTCGATGTAGCCGTTGATGAACTGTATTCTGTAAGGGTTCATGTTTGTCATTAGGGGCCACTCCTATATCAATTCAGTGGTGTATCTCCACCGAAGTATGCCCAACGTAGTGCCTTGACGACACCACGCAGGGCGTTGTAATTCCGTATAGACTCCGCTCGCTCACTCCGTGAGGTAGCGTTTGCCATCCTCTCAAACCATACTTCTTTGAGCGCATTGGCATCATCAATCATGGTGCGTATTTGGTCGTGTGGCCGATTACTCACTCCTCCTCATCTCCGAACATCTGTGCCAGTGATTCTACCTGTTGTTGCCAGTGTGTAACCTCCTTAGTAGCCATATCCAAATTACGGGTTAATTGTTTCATCTGTGCATCCGGTGATAACTTATACTTCATTGGGTTATTACTGATATTTCGTCGGTAAATGACGCCCATGTGCTTCGGTGCGGCCTTGAGCCACGCCTCCTCAGCCTCCCACTTTTCGCAGTATTCATCATAGTTGGCGCCAAACGCATCTAATTTCTTTATGCTCATCGCCCTGTGCATCTCGGCTTGACTGAGGCTTGACTTTGCTCGTATGTGAGATTCATGGTTTTGCTTAATCACATACTTGGCCTCGATGGTGTCCATGAGCACCTTGTTGCGAGCCATCCAACTGCGAAAGTCCTTAGCCCACTTAGGCGTCAAGACTACTCGGTTTTTCCATGAGTTCAACCATTGTCCATGCTTAGGGTAATTCGTTTCGTTGCCATCCTTGTCGAGTAGTGGGCCATCGGAGTGTTGATACAACTTAACATGCTTGTCGTCGTGAATGTTATACACTGTAACGGCTACTGTAACGGGTTGATTGCCGTATGTAAGCCGTAGCAAATCCTCAACGGATGGGTGTCTCAGTGCTTTTATAGTTCTTACAATTGAGTAATGGGTGCGGCCTTGATGTGCTATTAGCGTAGTCAAGTATTCTATGCCCATCATTTCTTTCTTCGTGTATTGCACTGTTTGCTGTTTGCCATCTCGAATCATTGTTCGGTATTTGTTGTTCGGGTATTCTTTGCCATTACTACCTGTGTATGTCTTCACTGCTCGACGGGCTTCGGCTATGATTTGCATAAGTTGCCATTGTTCAACAGTGCCTCCACCTCGGACAACTTTTTGTTGGGTTCGAGTAGCACTCATGCTTTCACCTCCCCATCGAGCATACTGACAAATGCGAGAATCAACTCACATGTTACCTCATAGGCAAAGGCTGTGAGCACCTCATCCATCTGTAATGCACCGCTTGGGTCGCTGTGGCCGAAGCCGTAATCATCCAGTCGAGATGACACCCAAATGCCACCGTCGGCGGCAATCAGTGCGTTGAGGTAGTATGAGTTGCGACCTGCTTCTGTATCGGCATAGTCTGCGAGGACTCGCTCAAAGTCGAGCCACTCCGCATTCGGTTCGATTTCAAAATCGGTGAGGCATTGTTTCGCCCACTCGATGACGGCTGGTAGTTCGGGGGTAAATCCGGTGGCAATTCTAAATGCCTCCTTCGCTGTGTTTTCGCTTACATTTTTTGCTCGCATATTATTCATTCCTGTTTTGGGTTTTGGTTGTTGGCCCATGTTTTCATTTAGGGGGGCCGGACCTATATATTCGTTTTGGTCGGTGGTATCATACCAGTCCGTAGGACTACTCATGCTTTTCGCCCTCCGAATGGATTGAAGTCTCCGAGCAGTTCGCTCATCTGTTTGATGTGGCATAGACACGCACCCTCGGCTTCGTGCATCCAGTCGAGTTCGTCTTTGGTATATTCATTGACTCGCCCCGATATGTGCATTTCATCATGCAGTAACATGGCTATGAACCACGCTTCATCTATGGCTTTCTGTATCTCGTGTGTAGACATCATGCCTTCACCTCCACATCGAGTTCGTCGCCCCACTCGTCAAATAGTCTGTCTATGCTACAATCGCAACACACCCAGCAACAAGGCTGAAAGGTTGGTTCGTGCTCTACATTCTTGAGCAACTTGTCAAACTTTTTTGCTACTGCAAAGCACCGGCACTTAGCCGTTTCACGTAGTGTATCAAGTTTCACATTAAGCAATTCCCAATGCGTAGTCATGCACTCACCTCCGGCTTCTCCGATGTGTAGCCCTGTTTGATTTTTCTACGGCATTCATAGCACACAGGATTTTGTCGAATCCATGCGGCCTTATCGGTTACAACATAGCGGTGGCCCTCAAGCACATGCTTGGGTATCTCCATAATTTGAGTGCACTTATAGTATGAAGGATAGGAAAATCCCTCCCTCGTTTTATACATTTCTTCACTGTGGTTGACACATGGTATGTAGTGCTTTGTATCGCTAATTTTGGGCTTTGTCGAGCCGGAGTAATCTCGGTGGTCGTCATCGTAATGCACATTCACCCACTTGTCATCGGCGTCATAGTAGCCATCATTTTCAACGGCCTCCCTCGCTTGTTTCTTGTTCAATCCTACTACTGTGTAGTAACTTGTTACCTTCTCGGTGGTTTCGACGGTGTGAATAGTAATCACATCGTTTCGCTTGTCTTTCGGTATTTTTGGGTATCTCAAATCAATTCCTCCATTTTCGTTTCAATTAGGGGTCGCCGGTATATCACTCTATCCTCCCCCTTGTAATCGTTGTTTGCTGTGCCTCCTTGTAGGAGTCATGCTTTTTGACGGTGGCGACGAGGTTCACCTTCATCCCCACCTGTAAATCGTTATGGTCTCCGCTACGGAACCACACCAGTATGTTGTCTTGGCTATCCGTGAAGCGTGTAAGTGTGGTTGAACCCCACTGATTCTCAAGCCTACGGGTGAACGCTACTGTGCATTCACCAAATGATTGTCGCTTACCCACTTCGCCAACCCACTTCGAGTTCGACTGCTTACGTTCCTGTGCTTCTCGAAGGTGTATCATAGCACGTCTTTTGTTCTCACGGATGTAGCCACCAATCGCTCCCCCTGCGAGGTTCGCTGTTTTGTTGGTAACAACACCTGCTTTGGCTATGTTCCGCACATTTTGCTCAAACGAGTTCACACCTGCGAGTTCACGCATGTAGAGCATGTAGTTGTTGGCATGAGTTACTACGGCCAAATTGAACTCGACATCACCGTCAAGCAATCCACCTTCACCAGTCAATCCTTCTACGCCCTTAATCACGGCAACAAACTTTTGGTCGTCGCTTCTGTAATGGCCTAAGTCATGCTTACCTCTACCTTGATACTTGGCAAATATCACTTGGTTGAAGAACATACTACCGAGTCCTTTTTGATAATGTAATCCGTTGTATGCCCATACTCCAGCGAGCAGTGCAAAGTCGCCCAAGCCCATGCTTGGGTGTGTGCGTCTATTACGAGGTCCTGTATATCCGGCCTCGGCATATCCTTTCAATCGAAGTAATGCTTCGACATCCGCAGGGTCTATGGCCGTGTATTCATACAGGCATGATGAGCCTACCGTTTTTGTAATCGAAGGGTCATCTCGACGCTGGAGCGTGTATGTTCTATGACGACCACGACGACCTGATGTGCAATGGTCGCACTTGTCCTCGAAGTCGCCATGAATAGCCTCAATCGCATGGTCTTCACTGTTTATCATTGGGTTCCATTTGCGTATCGCAGGTGAACCGTCAAGAATATCGGCGTTAATATCCACCGGCTCGGTCTTGAATAGCATTTGCCAGTCATCGGAGAGTTCCTCCATGTTCACCTCAAGTGTTTGCACAGTCTCATGTATGAACGCATTTGGGCCTACTCGACGCTTTCGAGTCCACAGGCCCGTGAAATCATACGAGAAATCCAATCCTCGCATGTCATGTGCCCTCTCAAGGCGAGCGAGCAACTTCTCGATACGTGGCTTTGATGCGACTGCAACGACTATCTCGTGCTTACTCATTCCTCCACCTCCGTGCTGTGAATGGTTGAATACCATATGACGCTGTATGACTCACCGCATGTCTCGCATGATACCTCGGCTCGCATTGTTACTTGGTCGCCATCGAATGACTCAATGTTTGCATCCCATAGGTCTATTGCGTCATTTTCACTACGGCAATGTGGGCAATCCGCAAAGACTGTGCTATCTACTGCTACGCTCATACTACCGCCTCCAAGCGACCGACCAAGAACTGTGAGACTTCGAGTTTGCCCAGTTGTTCTTCGGCCCATGCCTTGTCATCATCAATCGTAGAATGTATGATAAGGAAATAGAGCATTCGCACATATTGTTTCCGTGATGGTGTTACATCTATGCTCATATCCCTCATTCAATCATCCCCATTATCCATTCGAGTGCGGCTACATAACCATCGAACCAAGACATTTTCTCGCCTGTGGTTGCTTTTGCATATCCGGTCGGGTAGTCCTCGATGAGCATGTGTGAGAGTTCATCGAACTTTTCGTCTATCGTTTCTTTCAATTCATCCATTGCTGTTCTCATTCAATCAACCCCATCTCAGTAAGTCGAATCAACAACTCTTCGTCGCTGAATCCCATTCGTCTAAGTAGGTCTATATCATTCACGAGAGTGCCACAGGCATAACCTGTTTCATTATCTCGCTCAATCGCTTCGTCTATTTTCTGTGTTGCTGTTTTCATTTTCAGTTCTCCTTGTTTCGGTTTGTTGGCCGTTGTTTTACTATGGGTGGCCTCCCCCATATATAGTGTTCGGTCTCTATCGGCTCGGAATGCTCGACTCATTCAATCGCCTCCAATTTAGCCTTGAGTATTTTCAATACCCTTTCTTTTTCGGCAATCAATTCTTGATATTTGGCTATTCCTTTTTCGATTCTTTCAATCTCGTTTCGGGTATCTCGTAATTCATACCATCTACCCATCCATTCTTCTTTCTTCTTCGGACACCATTCGCTCATTGAAATCGCCACCTGTTGTATCGAATCGTCATGCGTATTAGCCACGCTGTAATCATTCGCTCACCTCATCCTTTCGCCAGTATGCCTTGTATGAGTGCCATGTGTAAGTGTTGCCTTTCTTGTCTCGTGCGACAGGAGGCAATCTTGTTACATACTGTAATTTTATTCGAGTGAATCCAAATGACGGCTTGAAAATCTCGCCGGAAAACCAATCGCTCATTCGCTCACCCCGTGTTTATCCATGCAGGTATTGCATTCGCATATCTCATCCACGCCGAAGTAGTGCCAGTATGACACCATGCAAACGGCAGGGCTTTTGACGGCGGCTTCGTAGCCCATGATTTCAACGGCACTCATGCGACCACCTCGATTTTCGATAAGTCGAGCCTCTCATACACCCATACACGCTTGGATATTTGCCGGCGAGCACTGATGTCTAAGGGCATGTATGTGAACTCGGAGGGCAAATCGAACATGAAAGCATTCGCCGCTCTAAAGCGTGTGTATGTGGGTAGTCTTGGACTCATAGTTCACACCTATCCATGTCCGACTGCCACTGTGCTTCGGCTTCGGCTTGTTCGGTCTCAGTCCAATTGCACAGCCATCCATGATGGGCCTTTCGCTGAACCCAACCTGAAATGATTGCCGACCAAGACTGCTTATTGAGGCGTGATTTGGAGATTTGTATGGGGCCACATGAGGCACACCATGTTCCATCCCCACCGAAACGATAGATTGCACCGCCACATACAGGTGCGACTTCGGATGTCTCGCTCGGTTGTAGACACATGAAGGTGCTCATCATGGTCTTTCGCTCACCGAAATGTTTGGATTTTCGGTCAACATTGATGTATTCCACCTCTGCCTTATGCAAAGGCGCACACCCATCTGCGAGATAGGCTAATTCGGAGGTATAATCCGGTTCGCTCATTGGTTCACCACCACTTCACGACCCATGCCAATATCCCAAAATGCGAGTTGCTTTCTGTATTTTGCGATTGACATAGCCTCGTTATACTTATCCACATGGTATGCGTAGTCGAGATGTTGGTTGCCGGATTTATCAGTCCAAACACCCACATAAAATGTGCGGCTTTGGTTAAGGATTCGAGGGGCTTCAAGCATGGCCTTTACAGTCGCTCCAGTTACGGCGGGGTGATACAGCGTTAATTCTCGGTCAAGCAGGGCGTCTGTGCCTCTATGCGAGGCTACCCAATATCCTTTGGTCGCCCCAGACCGGCGTAAAATGCCGTCGGCCAACCAATAGGTGCCGTCTTGTAGGTTATCGAGACTCAGTGAGCCTCTCGCTTCGTTGGTTTCCGTTTCGGTTGCCATCAAAGTGAAATGTGAGGCCGCCGGTATATTAGGATTCTCCCCCTACATTCGATACTTAAAGAGACCACTGCTCCACTGTTTGCTGGCCCTATGCGTAAGCGTAGATATATGCGTCATGTATGGATGTGTATGCGGAACGGGTGCGAAAGTAGAGAGTTCCAGCACATACGCATTATAACATGTTTGGTTTTTGGCGTAATCGAAATACTCGCATGTAGCGTGTGAGCCTACCCACACAGATACAAGTGCCTCGTTTTTCGGCGTTTTGCCGGTGTTTTGCGCCTGATTCCGCACATATGTTCGCTTTTTCGCCTGTTTAGGGGCTTTTTCGTAGGGATTCGGCACCGTATATACGCACATATGTGCATGTGTGTGTGCCTCATAAGCATTTTGATTTGGATTTTTTTAGGTGAAAAACCGCTCTCCTAATACGTGTATGGTGGGGGGATTAGTCTTAAGACTATATGTGCGTAGAGAGCCTCGGTTTTAGCAGTGTATGACGCATGTGTGTGTGCGTGTGCGAATGTTTGGATTTTTCGCCGCCAAAAATCGCTCTCCTTAGCGCATGTGGTATAGTCTTAAGTCTTAAGACTATAAGAGAGAGAGAGAGCATCTCCAGTCATGCCCATCCATCCCCCACGACGGGGAGCATAGTCTACTGACTATCTGTTTGTCATCCTCTACCTGTGATAAAAAAAATGAAGCGTATTTATATGGCGCTCGCCAGCGCATTTATGTGGGTGGTTCCTCAACCGTCGGGTTAAAATGCCCGTCATCCATTTGGTATTTTTGGCTTGGCATTTGGATTATGCTTACTGGCAACAAGCACATGCAAGAGGGTGCTCACGCGCCGCCTTACAGTCTTTGCACAGAATCCAATTTGTTCCTGTTTGAATGCAACCGCATTCCCATTCATTTTCCATTTTTGTTATACCTCCTGTGTGGAGTGTGATGTGAGAGGAGGTGTTGGGCACCACCCCCCGCCGAAGCGAGGGGCAGTGCGGCTACCCTTTCGGGAACAGTAGTGCCGAGTTATCTACGGCCTACCGATATACTGGATTACTAATGAGACATCAGTTGCTTGGGTATAGGCCGAAGCCAGTGCGACCGCCGACTGTCGACGGGAACACTTGCTTCTCCATATCCCGAACAGAGTGCATGAGACCGAAATCGAAGTCGTCGGCTGTTGGGGCCAAGTCGTCGATATATGGTATCATGTGGCTGTTGGGCATAACACCAGTGTCATGTATCAAATGATACACAGTTGAGCAGATTTGCTCACTGGCTTTGGTTGCACATCGGCGTGCGGCTTTACTTGTAGCCGCATCCAATATCTCATCAAGTAATGCTATGTGTGCACGCAGTAGCGTAGCATACAGTTGCATAATTTGTTGCTTGTATTTATCCATGTTTGTTTTACCTCCTTTCCTGTGGGGGAATATGCGTGTATTTGTATAGCGCCCACGACGGTCGCATCTATTTGGGGTGGCTCCTCAGCCGTCTTGGAGTATGCCAAGTCATCGGTTTAACAGTAGTAATTGTATTACAATTACTTAGCATTGACTAATAGCCAATGCCCATGCTTCTTTGTTTGCAGTATCAATAGCCACTTGTTCAGCGATTATTGCATCTTCAATTTCATTTGCAGTCATCATTTGTTATACCTCCCTGTGAGGGAATAGGAATGCCCGAAGGCTGGAATGTGAATGCGTATTTGTAAACCGCTCGCCAGCGGGGGCCTCTCAAGGGGCCGAAGCCCCAAGATTGGCGGCAACCTCAACCATCGGTTAAGGAACCTCAGTGTGTATTACACTAAGGACATCGGTCGATTAAAGAAACAATGCTTAGTTGTAGTATTCCTGCACGTCATTCCAGTAGGATTCTACTTCATTGAATCCTTTGGTCGTAGTGCGTGGGTCAAACTCGCCACGCAATACCATTACCATTTGGTCTGTGTCCATAACTGGGTCCATAGCCTTACCACCGTAGTAATTTGGTAGTTTGTAGGATGTTCCATCGGGCCGCACGCCAACATGTGTCTGTGTGTCGTAACCGTGGTATTCGTCAATTGGAATCCAACCATCTATGCTCATCTGTGCCCACACGTCATTTAGAACATCGTTGAGCACCATGTCATCGTATTCGTAACTGTCCGATACATCGGGTAGTGTGCAATTATCAGCCACACCATCGGCTTTACCCGTTGGTGCGTTGACTGTAATAGTCCGAGTCTTGTTGGACTTTGACTTACCACCGTATAGGCTCGCATATGTTCGCCAGTTATACATGCCAACACCGACACTATCCTCACTTCCTTCAATATCACGCTTTTCGATTGAACCATCGGGGTGAACTGTGTATTCAGTTCCGATAGTGCACGACCAGTGTGTTTTCAAGCCCTTTTGAGACTGCTTGAGGATTGGTAATGTCGATGCTATGACGAGTGGACCTTTGTTTGGATGATGTAGTCTACCAGCACATAGTGGGTTGCCACCGTTTGTCCAGAACTTGAGTGTCCCTTTCGGGTCTCGGTTGTCCGACCAAATCAATGACATATTGCCCACGCACAGTTCAACAACCTTTTCGATACCACCAACTTCGAGAGCGGCGGCAACTGCTTGGCTGTCTACTGGACCCGTCGGTTTGAGGCCGAGGGTTTTCCACACCTTGTCATAATTACCTACAACACCGTTGTGAATAAGTGTTATGTGTCCGTCTGGACTCCAGTGCGGGTGTGCATTGTCGGAATTGTTTTCACCGTGTGTGGCAAATCGAGTATGTCCCATTATCCAAATAGTGTCGCCTTTTACAAGGTCATCGACACGCTTCTTGAGATGAGTCGAGGGAGTGGGCGATTTGATATACCACAGTTCGGATGTCTCGCCACCTTTGGACTTTTGCCACGCAAAACCAGACGCTTGTCCACCACGCACTGCGAGGTCATTGAACAAACGCTTGAAGTTCTTCTTTGATTGGAACTTCTTGGCACCAACATGGATTGCACCTATACCGCATCCGACTACCAGTGCAACTGCACCCACGAGTGGTGCGGCTACAAAGAGGCCGAGGGCGAGTGATGCAATTGCACCGGAACAGTGTATTGACACTTCATTGTCGCAGTATTCACAGTGAGCAGTTTCATATTCAGTGTTAATCTCACTAAGGTAATTACTACTACCGCAGTCATAACAAGACCAATCACGAGAGTTGGCAAAGAATCTTTTGGCGTCATCGGAAATGTCGCTGTCAAGTTTTGTTACACACTCGTAATGCACACAGGTATTACTACCGCAATTGTCGCAGTCCCGTATGAAGTTGCCTCCATTTAGAACATATGCACGCTTGGTATAATAGTCAACCACTGGGTCATCCTCCGCATAGTCAAGGAATGCCCACAGTCCTTTGAGGTCCTGTGAGTATGCCTGTATTCCATTAAAGTTTTCGACACTGGCGCACCGCAATACAAACTCATAGCATAAGTCGACCCAGTTACTCATTTTCACTGGGTTTGATGTTCCTTGATGTTGACGGAACTCGACAGTGCCAAAGGGCCTGTCAAGGAGACTGCACACATTGAGATGGTAATAACGACCATGACTCCGTGCGTTGTCATACATTTTATGCCACAAGGTCTGCCCTTCAAGTTTTTCAACTCGGTAGATTACATATCCTTCACTTGGGTCATTGTCATACAGTTGTTCGTATTCATGTGTCCCATCAAGTATGTAGGCTTCCTGTGATGGGTTATCCATCACATGAGTGTCTCGTCGGCGTGTAGTGTGGTTTGTTGGGTTCGGGTGAGTCCGAAGCATATGGTAGGACCGTTGGCAGTATTGACCGGAGTGTCTACTCGGTGATACAATCTGGTTGAAAGCATCGGTGAAGTAAGCATAGGCCCAAGCAACTCGACCAGCAATTGATTTTGCATCGGTCATTGTAAGTTGACCGCCGTCGCCAAAATTAGCGTCGGGGTCTCTTAGGCCAATGTGGACATGAAGCCCACATGAGCGGTCAATACGAGTTATGTGTCGTAGTAGTCTACCAAGTGTGGCAATCCAACCATGATGTGCACCATCTGTTAAAGGGTGCGACACGACTTCAAAGCCACCACTCGATAGTGAACCATCGGGTATGACTTTGGTATGTGGTGCAGTGCGGCCTTGAGACCACGACTCATCACGAACTCTAAAACGTCTATTGTAGTATGAATGGGGCAGGGCTTTATGTATTGCCTCTCGCCGCTTCGCACGAGTCTTTCGATACATGCTGACACGCTTCTTTCGTGTCTTTTCATACGCTTGATTGTAGGCGTCGCCTTCGGCGGCCGCTTTCATGTCAAGCCAAGTCGCAATTGAGTGGTTGGGTGCATTCTCGGTATGGTCGTTCCGTAGAACTTCTATTTCGAGTCCAACACGCATTCGCATTGTTTCTTCTAATCGTTGGGTGATGAAGGCCGTCATTACTGCGCCCATGAGTAGGAATACCCATAGCATAGCAAAAATCATGCCTAAACCACTATCTGTGTTCATTGCATTTTCATACATTTGTTTTTTCCTCCGTTTTTTTTGACTCTTTGCCTACAAGTCGCGCCTCTCTTTTCTTTGCTCTCTTTCAAGCACTCTCTTTCTTTGAGGGAGAGAGTTCGGTAGCGGTAGAGTCTCCGCTCCATTTTCATACTGCGTGGTCCGGTTTAGGCCGTAGATAATCCCACGCTCTGCCCGTATGTGGGCGAGGACTGTGATTGGGGCCGTCATTGGCGGAGCACCTCAAGCGCCGTTTTTCACAGGATTAGAAGATTATTCGGGAGGATTGCCTTTCATCATGTCCGTGTATTGTAGTGTATGTTGGAGCATGAATCCGAGCCGTGATAATTCAGTGAGCCGGCTATACAACCGGACCGACTCACCTATTCAAAAAAGTTCACGCCTCCCTCGCATCATAGACACTCCGCCGGTATTGCTACCGCATAGCCACGCCGTCTTGAAAAATAAAGTTCCTGTAAGGCATAACCACGGTGGGTATATGCGAACCTCCGCCTGTGGAGACTCAAAATCTAATGGTTTGATGCACCCGTCGCCGGTTACATCGGTAATTCAATAATTCGCTACTAAATAGTGTCATCAGTCGGGAAACACCCGAATCTGATGCGCACACCTTTAAACAGCCTCCTTTCGGATATATGTTCCCATAAGTTCATTGCGGTCTTGTTTGTCATATATGCTCTCAAGTGGGGTTTTAAGTCCACTGTCATAGAGTTGTAAGCGGTGATTATTGGATGGAGTCGGGTCGCCCCTGTCGAGAAGTGATGCTTCTCAACCATCCACTAATTCATGCTTTCAGTGCCTCTTCTGTCGAAGGCAACTCCCATGAGGGTCAAGGTGTTCCCGACCCGTCTATCAAATGTTCGTGTTTGTCCTATGACTCACGCCCATGCCGTTGAATATATTTGAGAGGGTGTCTCAAAAGCCGGCTTCAAGAGTCCGTTACCCCACCTCTCAAGAGAGGCAGTGCACGGCTACGCAATCCCTCCTTTTTCTGGATGTTTTCAGTTTTTGAAGGGAACATGATGTGTTCGCTGTATTGTTCTTGGTTCTTCGACGGCCACTTTAATGACCCTCCGAAACTCCCCGTTCATTGAATCCCTAAACTATCGGGAATGAGTGTGGGGCAAATTATTCACTTCGGCTCCCTCCGGTTGGAGAAGCAATTACCGATTCCCGCTCAAGTATATCAACTTATCCAAGTGGCATTCTGCAAAAAACAGGCTCGCAGTCCATCGAATAGAAGACAAAAAAAGAGATTTAGGGTGCCCTAAATCGTCGGCCTGTCATTGGCCGGACAAAGCCCAAAACAGCCCAAAAAAGGCACATTTGAGAGCGGAGGGGCCACCGGTCTCGCAGTGCCCCGTTTAGGACATCAGGGGCAACGATTCAAGACCGAAAGAAAAACAGAAAAAAACAGACAGAAAAAAAAACAGAAAAAAGTTCAATTCCAGCCAAAAAAGCAAGAAAACAAAGGGTTCATAACCTCGGACACATTCGACAGACCATGAGCCGACAGCATGAAAAGTTTGGACTTTTGGAGAAGTCAAAATCTCTCTCCCAAGCCCCCTCCCGTTCACGGTTCCTTCCTAAGACTATATAGTATATTACAGAGGCTAAACGCCGAGTATCTCTCCCCAAGCGCGTTTTCTATTAACAGTCTTATACCGGCGGCGGGGCCGTGCGTGGGGCAACCCCCCATCCACTCAACAATAGGTATGAGCATTATTCGGGAACCGTTTATATATGATATAGGTGTTAGTATGCACATACGGGAAAGTCAGTGGACAAGAACAGAAAACAGGCGAACCGTAAAAACAATGGAGGAAAAAACATGAAAACAAACGAAGAACTGATGAATGAAATACGCAGGTTGAGGAACATTATTTGCTTGTTGGAAGACACACGGGTAAGGGATATGTCCATGATGGAACGCCCCTCTCTCTTTGACGATGTGTTGCAGGTCTACCTTGACCGACAACAAGACCGGAACGGAAACCTACCCTCTTTTGAGTGAGCATCACTCAAACAATCGGGCCACTGAGAGCCTATGAGCCGCCCCCTCGCCTTCTTCGGAGGGCGGGGGAGCCACACCCCACCGTTGATATACTACCACTCCCTCGGAGAATCATGGCCCGACAACTAAAACGCCTATTGACGCACTACGGAATAGATGAAGCGAAGCCCCAAGCATCGAAGCAACTAATCAAGAGAATTAAAGCCGACCAAAGCCGATATATCGCACAGATTGAAGAAGCGATTGAAAGTGATGTAACACATAACGCAACTCGCATAACAGTGGCTAAGAGAGAGAAGCGATTAACCGGACACCGATACACCAAAACCCAAACCTCATTGAGTGGTCGTTCACATGGCCGTTCAACCGGCCCAATCAAGAAGTCCGGTGCCAATAAGAGAAGCGGTGGCGGTAAAGAGCATGGAGAGTGCATGGGTGCATCAACTCGGACAGGTTACAAAATAACTCCACTGTATCAAGTCGAAACAACCGAATACAAAAAGAGCCGTATGGGTTTGACAATGAACACCCAACTCAAGCACATTGTAGAAGCCTACACAGCCCTTCTTGAATTGGTCGAATAGGTAGGTAGCACAGATAGGGCGACGGCCCTTCAATCCGTCGGTGGTGGTGGCATATTCGATTGGGGTTTTGTAGGTTTGAGAATCTCTCTCCCTACGAATCTCTCTCCCACGCATTTTCCTCCTAAGTAAAGACTGATAAGACTATACATACAATATAGGGCAACATCCCCCACCTATCGGCCTATACTGTGGCTCACCTCAATCATGCTCAAATCATGCAAAATATGGTGATAATTCAGTGAGTATTGATATAGTAGTGGCTCCCCATGTCGGAATAACCGACACAGAAACAGAAGAGGTCGGCCTATGGAGATATGAAAAATGGACAACAGCAAAAAAATGAGATTGAGCGAGATACCGTCGTTAATGGTTATGCAGGTCATGCTATGGACTGCCACATGGACTGAGTTCACGGTGATGTTGAAACACATGGAGACAGGATATATGAGGTATTATTACAATGCCGAATACGACCGACTACAAAAGAACACCCTTGACTTTGCCGTCAAGTGGCCCACAGTGTTTCAAGCGTTGATGAGAGAGTATCTCAGTCTCAACAAGGAATACCTACACAGTGAAGGATATACACAGAAAGAACTTGACAAGTTCCGTCAAGCACTTGATGATGCAGTGCCACCGATGCACCAAGTAGATGATGAAGAAGCGGATTATGGTGGTTGGTGCCACTGTCAAACGACAACCTGTAATTGTAGTTAATCAATAACACAGTGATACAGTAATACGGTTTAACCGATGCCGCCCCTTCACCCGTTTCGACGGGTGGAGGTGGCCCTCTCTCTTTGAGGCCACGCCTTGTTCGATGAGCCGCCAAAAACACGACCTATAAGGTATATAGGGACAGCCCAGCACCATACGTTTTTCTGGGTAATTTTTTTTAGAAACATTCATAAGGTGGCGACCATACCATACATTTTAATGGACATAGACACCATACTATCCGAGCATAGCCAAAAAGACCACTCAAGCCGACTCGCATTTGCTCGATTCCTAAACGAGCATTACCCGTTCCTCTCCGTCAAAGGTTGGGAGATGCGACTTATCCGACAACAGGACAATGTGGCCTCGCCAACAAAGACAGGGACATACACATACGAGGAAAAGACCGACAACTACACCACGTATCTATCCACTGGTGCACTCACCGTGTCGGGGGCAAAGCACCGGCAAATTATATCGGACTGGTCCAATGGTATGTCTACGGGGCAACTGTGCCACACTCACGGTATTGCCGAGTCCTACTTTAAGCAATACAAGCGCATCCATAAAATTACTCGTTCCGCAATTCCTGTAACTGGAGAACAATTGATGGAGGTTGACAACCAAGACGGATTGATTGATGAAATCATTATCTCGCGTCGTCATACTCTCGCGGCTGACCTCGCCAAAGAACAGCATAAGCGGATGTCCGAGGACTCGAAGAATTGGAGAACACTCATGGATGACTATGTAGTCCACATGACAACACTCTCCAAAGCACCTAAGTCTGTCCCCAAAATTAAATTAACAAAGCCAAAGAACTCATACGCTCTCGTTGTATGTCCTACTGATTTTCATTGGGGCAAATATGGATGGGCCGATGAAGTCGGTGAAACCTATAACTTTGATGAGGCACGTAAGCGACTGATGGAAAAGACCGAAACACTCGTGTCCCGTATCTCAACTAAGCCCGAAAAAATATATGTAGGTGCAGGTTCCGACTGGTTCCATGTAGATAACGATGCTGGGCAAACAACCCGTGGGACACCACAGGATATGTGTGCTACCCCTGCTGAAATCCTAATCACCGGATGCAAATTAGCCCGTGAGCATATTGACCTACTGCGACAAGTCGCTCCTGTTGAAATAGTAATGATGGCAGGTAATCACGACCGCCATACATCCCTCGCACTAATGATGTATTTATCCGCCGCATACGAAGGTATCAATGATGTTGAAATAACCATCACTGCCAACAACCGCCGTTATATCGAATACGGAAACACACTACTTGGTTTTACTCATGGAGACAGTATGAGTAGAGGTAGCAGTCTTGGTTCTATTATGTCCGTCGAAGCCCGTGAACTATGGGGAACAAACGAGCATAAGGTTTGGTTCCACGGCCACCTTCACCATCAACAGATGCACGAAAAAGACGGATGCCTCATTATACAGATGCCATCCTTAGCGGGACATGACCGATACCATGCGAGAGCAGGTTATACTACAAGCAAAGCCGGTCTCGCCGCATACTTAATTGATTACAAAGAAGGCTACATTGGCTCTCTCTTTGCCCCAGTATCACATGAGTGAGTATTATGCCAGCCAGTCCTTTACATAAGAAAGAACGACAGTGCCAAACCTGCGGTCATACTACTACTTCTCGATATAACAGTCATAAAAAATGGTGTAAGAAAACCAAGAAAATGATATACTGCGGTTATATGCGGGTGGTTCGATGATAACCAACTTTGACTTTCAACGCTCCAAGTATGACATCCGCCACTTTTATGAATGGTTATCCCCCGAATACGAATGGGCCGACCACATAGGCGAATGGATGGAATTATACGGCGACCGTAAAGGCGCGGCAGTTCATCGTGTCTGTATTATCGCTCCCCGCTCACACAGCAAATCAGCAACACTACGTGTTAAATTACTTCACATGTGTTTGTTTGAAGAACGCAACGGCAACCCTATGGAGGTGTGGTTATTTTCCGCATCTATTCGCCAAGCAACAAACCGTCTTGAGGAGATTAAGACTGATATGCGCCGACACCCCGAACTACGAAAGTATCTCAATGAACGTAAATCAAACAAGCAAAAAATACAATTTACCAACGGTGCTTGGATTCAAGCAACCGGTGTAGGTTCCGCTATCCGTGGAGAGCACCCTGCCGTAGTAGCACTTGATGATGTCCTCGCTGAAATGGGGGATATGACTATGGACTCGGTGCGAGAGTGGTTCAAGAAAGTAGTTACTCCAATGCTCGACCCCGAAACATCACTGTTCTGTGTCGGCACGCCAATGTCCCACACTGACCTTTATCAAACCGAGATGTTATCCGAGAAGGCTAAACAAGTATGGAAAAGTGGTGTATGGTCGGCATTCCCCAATTGGGATGAGCACCGAGTTAATCCCGAAGTAGAGTTAACACCACTTTGGCCCAAGTTCCGACCCACCGCTTTTCTCTTGGAACAAAAAATCAGCATGGATGACGACCTCGCCTTCTCTCAAGAGTATCTGTGTAAGGTCGTTGATGATGATGCCCAAGTATTCAATAGGCACCTCATCCGAAAAAACATAGACATAAGTGCCGACGGAGGATTCGATAGTCAATTCGACAATAGTTCCGTCTTCATCCTCGGCTTCGACCCTTCTCATGGTATTGGTAAAGACTACTCCGTTTTAATATCGTTGCGACAGGATGCTGACGGCTATGTCCACTTTGTTGATATGTGGAGGCGTAATGATTTTGCGCCGGATAGACAGGCTGATATTATAATCGAATGGGCTAAACACTTTAAGGCGGCAGTGGCCGCTGAGGATGTAGGTTTTCAAAGACTGTATCAAACAATCATAGAGCAAAAAGGAGGCATGGTTGATTATAGACCATCTAAAGTGTCGAATAAAGGACTTAAACAGGGGCTAATGAACCGGTTAAGGGTATGGTTTGAGCGAGAACTTATCGTTTTCCCGTATGCTACCGCCGATATGCGGAAAAAAATTGGCATACTTCTTGACGAACTCGAAAACCACGTATGGAAAAATGGTGAGATTATAGATGTGGGCAAACATAACGATACAGTTATGGCTTTTGCGCACGCAATAGACCAATTCAAACCAAAGCGTTCCGACTTTATGCCTATGGCAACTAAAACGACAAGCATGGGTGGGTGGTCGAAAGGCAAAAAACCTACGAAACCAAGCCGGAATCGAAGTTCCGGTGGAAAATATGTGCGCTTTGGAGCGTAATGTTAAAGGCTCACACCAAAAAATACCAAACATGAGTCCTATGCTCCACCCTTTCTTTGCACTATATGGTCTTATCATCATAGAATGTCTGTTTTGGTTAACAGTAGGCTACTTAATATATAAAAGAAAAAGAAAGAAAAACAGCATGTCGGATGAGTGATGTTCAAATAACATATGATATGTGCGTAAAGCATGGCATGGTGGAATCCATTTTCTTCTCGGACTGTTTCGGCAGAGCAACAGACTAAAGTCCCAGTATATACTACTGCGAGTCGTAAGGGGGATAGTCCCTTTACAGTGATGGCCGCTGGTATTGATGAAATTGTAAAGAATACCGAGGGACTGCGAGGCTCTTTCGACCATACAAATGAGTTCGACCTATACGACGACATGCTAAATTACGACCCCGAACTTAATGGGGCAGTCCGAACTATCAGCCTCACAGCAAACAAGTATCAAGTTATCGGCGGTAAAAATGCCGCTATACGAAACGCTATCAAAACATTGGTAGAAGAGACACTTGACTTTGATGACCTACTCATTAACGGTATGCGAAACCTCATGGTCTACGGCAACGACATCTCAAAGTATGTCGGTAAAACCGGAGTCGGTGTTACTGAATTACAATCCCTGCCTATCGCGCAAATAACAATTATGGATAGTCGAACCGGCTCTACACAGACCGATAAAGAAAACGCTATTATGAAAGCGGAGAAGTATTTGTTGCGAGAACAAGCGAGGGACACTCAATCATACCCAGCAAAGGAAATCCTACACATCCGTATTGATTACCGCTCCAACTGGTTTAGAGACCGGTTGGGTCGATGGACCTATGGCGTATGGGGAGCATCTCGCTTTACCGCTCTCAAACAAGCCATCCGTGCAAAATACAACAGTATGAATAACCGCATTGCTCTCGAAGACTCACTCACTAAACAATACATTACTATTGGCCCCGAAGCAGTTGAGAATATCAATGACCCCGACGAAGCCGAGGCTCGCCTTAACTATGTTATGGATTCAGTAGGCAGTCTACTTGACGGCCTCCGCTCCGACCAAGTGCCTATCCTCCCTCACTATGTGAACATGGAGTTTGTTGACCTCAAGAATACAGTGCCCGATAACTCCGGCTTTTTAGATTCAGTCAATGCTGACATCTCATCAGTTCTCCATGTCCCAAGAGTTTCTATGGGACAGGAACGTGGTTCTACTTTTGCCGCTACATACAATGCGAGTCAATGGTCGGTCCAAGCAATTCGCCGTCTACAATCTATTCTCGCTCAATCTATGAATGCTCTCTTTTCAAAGCACTTAGAACTGCTTGGTATTGCCCATATTAAGTCGGACTTACCAAAGGTCATGTTTGAACCAATGGATGAGGAATCGCCATTCGAGCAAACCCGCCGAACAACTATGGCATTTGAGTCTGGAATTACTACTTTAAATGAGGCTCGATTTGAATTAAGTCTACCTGCTGAAAAGGCCAGTATTGGGAAAGGTAGATACAACGCGCCGACCTCCGATACTAATGTAGGAGAGTTGCCTCGTGAAAATGAAAACAAGCCGCCCGAAGAATCCGAAGCCCCAAGTGATGATGGAGGAATATGAAATGATGAAAAACAAAGACACATTTAATGACCGTATGGTTAAGCGAACAGTATTACCAACAATCTACCTTTGGCTTCTCGCCGCAGGTGCGGTAGTGGCTATGGGTATATGGAAACCCGAAGTCGTTCTAATGAACCTTGATGGCTTCATTGCACTTTTGGCAATTATTAGTGGCGTTGCAGTTCCGGCACTTGGAACAGTTCTCCGTATGTGGGAATCGGAACAGCAAATTGAGATTGATAACATGGGTGTTGAAATGGAACACGAGCGCATCCGTGATGCAATGAAAAAGCAACATATAATAGAGATGGAAAAGTCCGAACAAGAGCACCAACAACTAATGCTTAAAGCCGCACAGGAACACTCTCATGTTGTTGAAAAGCATAAAGAGACCATTGTTAAATTAACTCCAATTAAACCAAAGAAGTGATTTTTTATGGAAGAAGAATATGAAGACTGGGGCGAGACATTCTCCGCCGCTGAATATCAAGGTCGAAAGGTTACACTTAACAAACCATTCCGAACAAAGGGTGGCGCAAAAAAGTTCGCCGTCTATGTTAAAAATAATAAAGGTAATGTTATCATTGTCCGATTCGGAGACCCGAATATGGAGATTAAACGTGATGACCCAAAGCGACGCAAAGCATTCCGAGACCGCCATAACTGTGCGGAAAAGAAAGACAAAACAACCGCTGGTTATTGGTCCTGTCGTCAATGGTCTACAAACAAAGTAGAAGCAAATGATGATAAAGCAAACGATACCGTAGCAGGTGATATGGGCTGTGGATGCGGATGCAAAGGCGAATCAGTAGAGGCGGCTGAACCTACGCCGTCGGCTGATGAAACGCATGGCGAATATATGACTCGTTGCCAAGAGGCCGGTTATTCCGAAGAAGAATGTATGGCCGCACATCAAGGCCACTCTTTCAAAGAAGAGGCCGCATACGATGATGACAAAAAGAAAAAGACTGCATCCTGTGATGAACAATGTGCTATCGGAGAAGAACTTATTGATGGTGAATGTGTAAGAGTAGCAGTAACCTGTGAAATTGAAATTGACAGTATCGAAACAAGAATCGAAGCGAGCACCGGTAAAAGCATTATGCGAATTAGTGGTATTGCATTTACAAGTGGTATTAACAAAAACAATTGGGGAATTAAACCCGAACTCGCATCTCGCTTAACTGCTAAAATGGTTGGTGCTGATGTAACACTTAATCATCCAAAAGCCGAGATGGGCAGGTTCCGTCGAAACATGGATGGCGGAGTAGATGAAGCCACAGTAGGTATTGTTACCGAAGCATCATATCATGTTACCGAAAAAGGATATGAAGTTCGCTACGTGGCCGAAGTCCACCGCACAGAACTCTTTGCTTCTCTTGAATCCGGCCTATGGATGCGACCCGAATACGGAGTATCTATTGGTGGAACAGGAATCCCTACCGAGATTATAGAAGCCGACGAAGAAGGCGGTCGCCCTACTATGTGGTTCGCTGATGACTTTGAGTTCGACCATCTCGCCATTGTTCACAGGCCGGCTTATTCCGAAGCGAACATAGAAACCGTAGAAAAGGTGATTGCCAATGAAACCTTTAAGTGTCAACCCGAAAGTAGCACTGATTACTCGAAGGTGAATAATATGACCGAAGAACAAATTGAATCAACCGCATCCGACATGGAGGCACTACAAGCCGAACTCGTTTTGCGAGAAGCAAAAATCGCAGAATACGAAGCCGCAGACCTCGCTCGTGTCGAAGAATCAAGACTCGCTCTTGTTAAGAAAGCATCCGACATGGGACTTAAAGGCCATGACGACTTCTCAACAGAAACATTGAACTCCGTTATCGCATCGTGGGAATCCTCCCGACCTGCGCCAGTTGAAGAAGCAGTTGTTGAAATGGCACCTGCAACTCCAGCAACCTCCGAACCAGTCGAGGCTTCCGAAGAATCCTCCGAACCAGTTATCGCCAACTACCTAAACGGTAAAGTTGTCGAATCCTCCGAATCCCTCTATGCACGATGCTACAACAGTTGGGCAAACGCCTACAATACTGTTATGGCTGGAGCCGATATGCAAAAGGCTAAGTTATATGAGGAACTCCAATAAATAGGTGATGAAAAATGGTAGCATACAGTGGACAAACCCCAGTTAACGCAAAAGACATACAGAACACATTCGCATCCGGCGGATTGCTCGTGAAATACAACGCCGCAGGTATTATGATAACTGCGAGCGTTACAGACAAACCAATCGGTGTAACAATTGATGAATCAAGCCGTGATGCCGCAGGAACTCTCGAAGCGGCTGGAACCGGAACTGTTTCAATCCTACCTTTGACCGGCGTTCAATACATTAAGTGTGTTGGCGGCGGTGTTATGAAGACTGGAGAAGCACTATACACCTCCCAAACCGCAGAGTCCGATGGATTCTGTCATACAAACGCCGCAAACAGCGCAACCTTTGTCGGATATTACTTCGGTGAGGATGGCATTACCCCTGCCGCTGGCGACCTAATTCCTGTCTTCTGTCGAGGTGCCCACATTTGAGGCTGACTGAAAGCATGATAAAAATAAATGGAAGTGAATAATATGGCTAACAAATCATTAGAAGAATTACTCGAAGTTACAGCCGCTACCGGACCATTCGGTAAAGGCGACGCAGTGCTTGAACAAACCCTCCGAGACTTTATCCAACTTCAATCAACTACGATTGCTGTCGGAACTCAAGTTATTGGTGTCCGAACTGTCCCGTGGTTGACCTTTACTTGGTATACCGGAGCAACAGGAACATTTACCTACCCTCTCGATGACAACGCAGTTGTTGACCCGACCAAAATCGGAACAGCAAACTACTCCGTCAAACTTGAAAAGGGTCAAGGTCGATGTATTTTCCTCGACTCTACACTACTCCGTGGCGAAACATGGGAAAACATGAACCGACAGCAAATGGCTATCGTTCAAGCCCGTGCTGACCTTATCGACAACCACATCCTCGCTAAGTTGCACGCAGGTGCAGGTCAAACAGCCGCTACAACTGGCGGTGTTGTTTGGGGTGCTGGTGCCGCTGACGAAGAACTTGACGTTCTTAACGCTATGGACAAAATCTTCGAGAACGCTCGTGTTTCCGGTAACGAACCACTCGCTCTTATCCTCCCAGCATCATGCCGTGCTCAAATGTTGAATACTCGTCTTTACACGAATGTTCTTCAATCTCTCCAAGAGCGTTTGAACACTATGATTAACTTGTCGGTCTACTACACACGAGACTTCGGTGCAACCGGAGCAATCGGTAGCGACGCTCTCCTTTTGATTGGTGGCTCGCAAACTGCTGAGTTTTTCCAATACAACGGCGACGGATTTACCGAAACAGAACTTACTCGAATTGAAGGTGTTGGCTACTCTTGGCTACTCACCTCCTACATGGGTTCAGTGATTCACGAAATGCAGGATGGAGCCGCCGCTGGCAAAAACAACCGCATTTTCAAAATCACCGGAGTCGTTTGATTACTGGTGATTTTCCTTGAATAAGGCTCAAATCATAAAGAGACTCAAGGCTAAAGACATCCCAGTGCCAAAAGGCGCAGGTCTCGATGAATTAAAGCATCGACTTGATACTTGGGATGGTGGCAAAGGCTACCTCTTTAGACTCGCTATCCCTCCCTCTCGTAAGGGAGCGGATAATCCAGCACACCTACTTGAGTTCGGTAGTATTTACTGGGTTCCTAATAGTAGATTTGCTCGACTAATTGCCGAAACCCGCTTGGTCTTTATCATGGGTAGAGAACTTAACGCACCAAAAAGTGCTACTCTACTTGATGTTCCAAAAGACTTTAACGACAGATGGGGAATAGGTGTAGATAATGGCAGTAACTAATGACAACATCCGTGATGTCCTAAACAGACCGAGAGGTTTGAATGAGGGCACCATTACCGAGTTGCTTTCAATTCGGACCAACGAGGTTAATAAAGTGGCCCGTGGAACTTTATACGGAGTTGGAGCGAGCGAAGCACCAAGCACTGACCTCAAAGAAGGAGCAATCAAAATGCTGGTTGCTCTCGATTGCCTTAACATACTCATAGATACTGTCCCGTCGTATTATAGTGAAGAACAGCAAAGGGTATATGACAGGCGTTTTCAACAGCAAATACTGACTTTTCAGCAAAGGGCTGACGAGGCATTGGCTTTGATTACTGACTTAGGAACTGCAACCTTTGCTACTGGTAATTCAAAGACCCGCCTTGTATGAGTTGATTAAATGGCCGATAGATACTGGGTTCAAAATGGCGGCTCTACAAGTGCTAATACTGCTTCGGCTTGGAATACAACGGCTGATGGCTCTGGTTCCGCCGGTATTCCTACCACTAATGATAATGTGCATATCGGCCATGCTGATACATTAGGGGCTAACAAAGGCAACGCTGTGTGTCTATGGGACTTGGCTCTTACTCTTACTTCTTTTACCACATACGCTGGATATAATACTGCTACTGTTACAGCCAGCCTAATTTCATTTACGGCAGGGCAAACAATAACACATGCCAATACCAATTGGGCTGACTTAGGCTTTAGGGTCGGTATGCAAATTGTAGTGTCGGGGGCGAGCAACGTCGCCAACAACGGAACATTCGACATAGCCGGTATTTCATCTAATGCTATTACTACCACTCAATCAACCCTGCAAACTGAATCAGCAGGGCCAGCAGTTACAGTTGTCGCTACTATAAAATTAGCCATGAATGAAAACATTACTACTACTAAGTTCACACTCGATACAACATTGAGAAACTCTACCGGTTCAAATAAAACCATTACTCTAAGCGGTGCCTACCCTTCGGGGACTGGTAATCGCTATGTTCTTAACGGTGAAAACGCTGTCATTGAAAATCAAGACATTCTCACATACACATTCAATACTTCGGCAAATGGAACTGGGAAAATGAAGTTCGATGATGGGCCATACCCTAATGTAACAACAGCCGGAACATCCTACTTCACTCCCGAATATGTTGCTCCCACATACACAGAACATAACGAGGCTACATTTTATTCAATGAACATAGGTTCGGCATCTACGTTTGCACCCGATGCCAGCCCATCCGCTACTTCTACTCTAAATGCGAGTAAGGTATTCGAGATTCTAAACACATCTACTTTTGCTATTGGAGGAACTACATTTGATGCGGGATTCTCCACCTTTGCATTTACTGTGAATGCTACCAATTGGACTATCCCCGTAACAGGAGATACTACTTTCGGAACAGCCCCATTTGTTTGTAGATTCTACAATTTCATTCTACGCACTCCCGCTACGGCAGGGTTCAAAGCCTTAGTCCCCAACAATCGCACTCTATCGGTCAACAGTCTTACAGTAGAGGCTGACGCAGTTCTCAAGGGCCACATTACAGCAGGTAGTGGGGCAACAAGCACAGTGTGCTCAGTCCGTAGACCAGTCATTAAAGGGTCATGGAACTTCTCTCAATTATCCGACGGAGTATATGTCTCATTGATGTCCGATACATTCCCAATCACTCCCTCCGATGGTCCAGCAACAAGAGTGCAACTATCAAACGCTGGAGGAACATTCACCTCGGATGAAGGTTTGTCATTCGCAAACGATACACTACACGCTGACAAAGGGATTAAATTGACAGAAGGTAGCGACCATCCTATTGCCCCAAGTGCGGCAACAGGCTTAATATGGGTCAAGAATACCGCACCAAGCACACTCATATTCACCGACGATGCCGGAACCGATACCACACTCGGTGCTGGTGGTGGTGGTGGCATCACAGCACTCACAGGAGATGTAACCGCCAGTGGCTCCGGCTCAGTAGCGGCTACTATCGCCGCAGGTGCAGTTGAACATGCTATGTTGGATGCTGATTGCGTCGATGGGGATAATATAGCCGATGATTCGATTAACAGCGAGCATTATGTAGATGGTTCGATTGACACCGCCCACATAGCCGACGACCAAGTAACTGCGGCTAAATTAGCAAACTCAATCAATAGTGAAATCACCGCTAATACAGCAAAAGTTACCAACGCTACACACAGTGGCGAAGTTACAGGAGCAACCGCTTTGACTATTGCTGACGATGTAGTAGATGAAGCAAACCTCAAGGTATCAAACAGTCCCACCAATGGCTACGCTCTTACAGCGCAAAGTGCGGCGAGCGGTGGTTTGACATGGGCCGCTATGAGTGGCGGCACTGCATTGGAGTTTGCTGAATGGAGATTAGAAAATCACGACCCTTCGACAAGTGGTGCTACGGGAGGGTCATTCAAATGTCTTGACTTAGCCGACACTTCTTTTTGGGCACAGGCTACTACATCCAGCGACCATACAAGTATTGTATTGCATTCCGATGGATATGTAACACTCGCCGCCAACGGAATATACGATGTGTGGTTTTCGGCGGATTTATTCGGAACATCAACAAGTGCCGGAACAGATGACTGTTGGCTTTCAATATCCACTAATAACAGCAACGATAGACGATACGCCACTCAAAGAGATGCAAAGTATATCAATGGAACAAATGTCAAATGGAATACTCAATGTAATGCAAAAATAAAAACCGGTGGTTCACCAGTCAATATCTATTTTGGCGGTTATATTATTGGCTCAAACTTTTACTTTGCCTCATACAACGACTACCGAACATCGGTAAAAATAATTAGATTAGGTGATGCTTGATGACTCGAATTAACTTAAGGCAAAAATTAGAAACAAGGTTCCCCGATGAAGACTGGGCTTGGACTGATGACGACACTCCATTTTACTACTTCAAAGGACAGCATAGAATCAACCCCGCTAAGTGGCCTTCGGGATTACCCGACTGGACCCATGATGAAATACTCGCGTTTTTACAAGGTGAATAATATGACAAAAAGAAAAGGAAAAATAATCTATATCCCTCCCGAAAGGTGTTATACAAATGTGAACATTGAAAAGACGGACCACGGCTACGCAGTATATAGGGTAGGCGAATCTAAGCCATTTTCGTTCATCCCGACATCCGCTGTGAAGCAAATTGAATATAAGGAATGAGATACATGGACATTGAAATGATTATACTAATTGCCGCTATCGCCGTCGGTCTTGGACTGGCTGGCTACAAAGCATACAAAAAATTGATGGCTGACGGCAAAATTACTCTTGGCGAAGTCCTTGACTTGGCCGAAGACATAAAGGATATTGTCGAAGACCTCCCCTCACTATCCTCCATTAAGAAAATGAAAAAAGCCGAGTTAATTGCGCTCGCCAACGATAACGGCCTCGCAGTTGATGGAACAAAGGCTGACCTTATCTCCCGACTTGAAGAAGCAAAGAAGGTGATTGAAAATGTCAAGGAATGATGATAGACTCGATGATTTAGACGACCGAGTTCGCCTACTTGAACAAGCGGTTCTCGAATTGTCTACAATGGCTAAATACATTAAATACGCCGCTATCGCCCTGTTCGCTTCCTTTGGTGTTGATGTGCAGGGGGTAATGTAATGTCATATTGCACTACCACTGACGTATCAATCCGACTCGGACTTGACTCTGCTCAAAAAGCGAGAGCATCCACCCGCATAACAAGTGCCATCCGTAGAGCATCGGTCAACATAGACCAAGAGTTCCGAGACTATGGTCGTGATGCTCCATCAGCGAGTATCGCTACAACTACTCTTAACGGCACAGTTGCCGCAGGTGCGACAAGTGTGGTCTTAACAAGCGGCACAGGGTTCAGCGCCTCCGGCATAGGAAACATTGACGGAGATACATTCAAGTGGACCGGTAAAAGCACCCACACTCTTACGGGAGTAACTGGTGTTTCTTTCGACCACGCATCCGGTGAGACTGTCGAAGAAGGCGAGTTCGCCGCAGTTATCCGAGAAGTATGTGCTGACCTTTCAGCCTCAATTTACCTTGAGGATGAGTCGGCGTTTCATCAAGCCGGAGCCGACCCTGTTCGGTCCAACATCCTAAGAATGCGTGGAACCGGAGAACTCCGACGACTTGCTCACTTAGGTTCGGTGGACTGAAATGGCCGGTCTTAACGTAAATATGACAACGGATTTTGCATCCGTTCATTTTAAAATGTCCGATGGTCCATTTAATTCGATGTCGAAGCGAATGGACAAGACTTCGGGGGAGATTATGGCGAGAGCAATTAAAGAAGTCCTACGAGAAGAATTAAGTAGAACCCAAAGCGAATTGAAAAAAGACGCAGGACCAAAGTTGCGCTACATGGCAAATGAAGTCGCTGACTCACTCATAGTAGAAGTAGGTAATAACGCCAACAACGAAGCCGAAGTTCGCTTTGGTTCCGACCCGATAGACAACGGTGGTGTAGAAGGAAAGCGTGGTGGTAAATTAGCCGCCATCCTTGAATACGGAGCGCGACCCTTTGACTACCCATTTACATTTAAGACCATTAAGAACTCAAGTTCTTGGGGTTCTATTGGTGGAGGATTCATCAATGCCAAAGGAACAGGTAATCAAGTGCACGAAGGATTTGAGCCTCTTGATTGGTTGAGTAAGACTCGTGATAGAGCCGCACCTAAAATTGAATTAAGGATTCAACAAGCATTACAGGAGGCATACGCATGAGCATAGCAACAACAACAGAATACTGGACCAGCCGTATGAATGGAGGCGACCCGTCTTCACTCACGGACTACGGTCAAGACAACGCATCATTTACTCTCACAGGCACAGGTTCCGATGGTTCAGCCGTCGGAGAGGCTTGGCAAATTGCCAATGCTGGTAGCG